ATGCCTTTTTCTCTCCGACGACGACACCGGGGAGCGAGGCGCATCTCCAAACGATCGGCAGTCAGCCGCTCGTCAATCCCGCGTTGAGCGGCACGGGCGACTATCACCTCGTGACTGACACGGCGGCTGGCTTGACGCTTGGCTCTCCCTATAACGTGGATGCGGATGGCGTGACACGCGGCGTCAACGGCAATTGGTCCCGCGGCGCGTATCAGAAACCCTAATGGCGATTGCACCTGTCGGCGGCGCGTCGGGCCATAACGGCAACGATACCTTTGCGACGGTCGCGTATACGCCGACGTCCACGAGCAATACCCTTGTCTTCACGTTAGCAATTGACAACGACGCGGCGGCGACTCTCAGTGTGGATGACAACGGTGGTGGGCATTCCGCCACTCAAAGCGCGATTGTCTCAAATGGGGTACAACGTGTAGCAATATTTACGATGACGCCTCCGTCGACGGGCGCGTTGACCTTTAAGGGGTTGTCCTCCGTCGCCTCACAAGACGTCGTCATCACGGTCGAGGAATATTCTGGCGTGTCCTCGATCGGGAATACCGGCACGAAGACAGGGTCCACGAGCCCGATGAACGTGGACGTTGTCATGCAGGACACCAACAACTACGTCGTGGGTGGGTTTGCCTCGCGTGGCACGGCGGCGCCGACGACGGGCAACCCCGGCACGTTTCGACAAGGCGCATTCGATAATGCGGTAGACCGGGAAGCCTCAGGCCTCGCGGATCGCACGTCGGCCTCCACCGGCTCACTGAACGTCGGACTGACGATTCCTGGTGGCGATTTCACATGGGCCGCTGTTGGTATTGAGCTTCGTGGACCTGTTACAGTAATCGCTCCTGCTCCACTATGGCCTTACAACCTCCAAACACAACAGGTTCCGGCATCTAAACTCTTTGCAAGGAATGCGAGGGTTCAACAAACTCTGTGGTTTACACCACAGGATACAACTTTTACCCCACCACCATCTGGTGATTCATACGCACAGTTCAATGGTGGAGTAACGTCGTTAAGAGCGTCAAACCTCCAGTATGCAAAGCGCGCACTCTTTACTCACGTTTTACTTTGGGCGGATGCACAAGATCAGGGCTTAGCTGGGCCGATCCCGGATACATACACACCTCCAGTAAACCAAACCCCGTATTGGGATTCGGTTGAGCGAAACAAGAATCGGGCGATATTCTCTCAATTCCTCACGTGGAATGGTGGAGGAGATACTGTCCTTCTCCCCGCCCAGCACACTTACACACAACTACCACAGGTCTCGCCGTTATTCGATCAGAGACAGAGGCTGTCCAATCTCCGGGCGGTTAAGGGCACCCTCTTCCACCTCGATACGTCGGCTGCTCCTCCTCCTCCAATACAGCCCGATACTTACGTACCCGACATACAGGGATTGTCTTCGCTTCGGCAGGGGCAGAGCGCGTATAGTGCACGGTTGCAGTTTGCACTCGACCTTACCTGGAACTTTCCAGGTGATGTCTCCCTCCTGCCACCACAACCGGATACATACATCCAGCCAGTTCAGGGGGTGGGGGGCATACTAGCAGCGAATAAGGCCTTTGGTGGTAATGCACGTACCCTTTCGACGTTGTCGTGGAACTGGGCGAAGGATCAGAGTTTCACGGTAGTACAGCAGCACACATACATACAAGACATACAAGGGCTGTTAAGTAATGAGAGGGATAGGTTAGCGCGTTTCAGAACTGCGGTGAAGGCGAACACAAGGATGTGGGAGACCTACCCCTTCCTTAGTATTCCACCACCACCACCAATTCCACAGCTACTCGTCCTGACCGCAACTGTTAACTCGTTCTTGTTGACCTGGCAGAACGATCCTACGGCGTTGGTGTACAACGTGTATAGAGGCTTGCGGTCAGGCCAGGAAGCGTTGTATGGCATCTCTCTTACCCCTAACTTCGTTGACGCGAATGTTGTAAGGGGCATCACCTACTTCTACAGAGTTACGTCGGTTGTTATTCTCGAGTCGGACTTTAGTAACGAAGTCTTCGGCATGCTCCTCGCAAGTACGTCGGCCGAAGTTCCGTTGACGGGTGTTGATAGGGAGAGAAGGCACCAAGAGTGGTATGTGTGTGATAGGTGTGGCACGTACTACCCCCGGGAAAGGATGCTGAATCAAAACGGCTTGAACCTTTGCACTGGTGCTGACACCCACAACTGTTGGGATAAACGTGGACATGCTGTGAATGAGAGATTCCTTGACATCCCCTACGAACAACGTCCAGAGCCGTTGCCCTGGCAGGATGATGAGCTGTAAAGATGGTTAGAAGGTCATACAACGATATTGACGCAGAGGTGCTACTCCGCCTTGCCAATAGGCAGGATATCACACCACAACAGAGGGGTTTCTTCATAAAGGACGCCTACCTCAACATTGCGATTATGTTCAGGCATGCGGAGATACAGAAGATCAGTCAGGCGGATGTTATTGCCGCCGGCACTGATTATATGGCGCCAACCACAACAGACTTGTGGTTTCCGTCAGCCATCCGCAACGTAACGGATGGGTATTTGTTGAGGCAGGAGAGTCAGGAGAGGGTCGAGAGGGCGCAACTCAAACCTACCTCCCGGCCTTACACGTATTATTGGTATGGCAAGACCTTCTACTTTGAGAGTTTTGCGGATACGGCGAAGATGCTAAGGATTTGGTACAAACGTAAGCCGGCTGACTTCTCTGGCGATGACTCTTCCGAACTCGACGAAATGTTCGACCCCTTTATCATTATGGAGGCTGCAAGGATTGGGTTTGAGACGGTGAGGGATTTTGATGAGGCAGAGAAGCAACTGCAGATTTTTCGGATGGAGGCTGCGTCGAAGAAGCTGCCGCTCGACCAGGCGAAGTTAAACGATTACCGGCAGGGATTTAGAGTGAGGTTTAAGTAACATGCCTTATGTACAGTGGCACGCGCAGGACGAGGCGGGCAAGCCGTTAAAGGATTGCATCGTCTCTGGCACTTCTCCTACCCTTGGGGATTGGACAGCTTTACCCACAAACAGTTGTGGTGATACGTTTGCGTTACTCGCGCCTGGTGCGTACGACGTTACCTTCCACAAGGAGGGGTATGTAGATGATGGGTACTACCCCGCACATATTGGTGTGGAAGGCGGGCCAATCACCAAAGGCTTAATCCGTAGCCCTTTTGATCCCCCCTCAGACTGGACCGACGACCAGCTGTGCGCGGTAAGAGGGGGAATGTGGACTGCACGGCTGGATGTGCCGTTTGGACCGCGGCCAGGCGACCCTTCGAACATAAATGCCCTTGACTACCTCGAAAGCTTCGACGCGCCTACTCGCAAGAGAATGCTTGACAGTTATAAGCAAGTATACACCCACTGTCCCGACGGACCTCTCTATGATGAAGGATATCACGGCAAGTATCCTGCTGTTGATTTTCGCAGCGATCCTACATCGTGGTTTGCGTTCATGAACGAGAAGTGGCAGGCGGGTATCTGCCCCATTCACTTCGCCTACCCCGACCTCTACGGCTTTGCGGACGACGCACTCGACCGCTTCATCGCAGACTTCACGCCTATCTACTCCTCGGAAGAGGCGCAGAAGTGTGTTAGGATGATTGTGCCGTATGGCTGGGAGAGAGGGTACGAGGTAACGTCTGCGATGTGGGTGAAGATGTTGCAGTGGGCGAGGCAGGTCCTCCCCAACGCTCTTGTTGGCATTCACCTCGTCTCAGACCAAGACGCGCCGACTGGAGGGGATGACTATAAGATTCCCGGCTGGACTAATGGCACGGCTTGGCAGGCTGTTGCGCCATACGTGCACTTTTGGCTGGTGCAAAACGCGGGGTATGTTGATGGGGTGAGTGAGGTACCGTCGGCAGAGTTCACCACCAACTTCACCAACCAATTTAAGAAGGGTGTGAGTGGAAGCCTTGCGGATAGGTTTGAGCATGGGTATGCTGGGTGGCCGACAAACAGCGCCTTTGGCCAGCATGTTGCGATTAAGTTGGTGGCGGGCGAGTTTGCGTCGTATCGTAACTTCTGGAGTAATTGGCAGGAGAAGTACGCGAAGCAGTTGGGCGATGCGGCAATTGCCGCAGGCGCAGTTGGTAGTTTTGATGGTTGTATTGAGATTCCGTAAAGGGAGGATGTATGAAAAAAGTATTTTTGGGGCTTGTACTCGCAGCGGCAGTTGGTTGTGCAAGTCTTCGTAACGCCGACGGTACCCTGAACGTTGTGCAGATCCTCGACGATGGAAGTTGGGGACTCGCGGCGGGTTGCAGCCAGCAGTGGGTACCGGCCGACGCGTGTGTGTTCGGGCAGGATGCTATCGCCATTGCGCGAGGCGCAGCACTTCGTAACCGTCAAACAGCAGTGTTGGCGGCGAGACAGGCACTTGTCGATGCGGAGGGTAAGATTCCGGCGGACTCGCGGTTGCGGCCGTACCTCGACGCTATCATCGTCCTTCTCGCAGTTTAAGGACGTCAATGGAGGCCGAACTCGTCATCCACAGTGCGGACGTGCTGGTGCTTGGCAGTGTGGTGTTTACTACGTTGAAGTACGCTATCCCGATGTTAGTCAGCACGAGAGATAGTATGCGGGATACAGCGAACTTGCTGAAGGAATTAAAGGCCGATTGGCAGGACCACGAGGAGAGGATAAGGGGCCTTGAGGGCTTGCCAGCACGCCGACGAAGAGGGGGAGAGTAATGTCATCACCTCCGTGGGCAAATTCGTGGGATGAGTCGAAGCCTAGTGACGTTGACCTTGCTAATACGTTGGGAGTGCAAGGCCGCATACATAAGTTCGATGAGAGGCAACGTCTCGACTGGCAGCATGTGTGGGGCCAGAATGTAAATGACGATGGTGGTCACCGCAATATCGTCATTGCTGCTGCGTACATGGCGGCGAATCAAGAAGCATTCCGTGCGAGTGGTTATGCACTAAACGGTGCTGATGCGCATGCGGCGGTTGATATTGCCGGGACGTGGAATACATCCGGTAGTCCAACGGGAATTAAGTTAAACATCACCAACAACGCAAGTGGTGGTGGTTCCCTACTCCTCGACTTGCAAGTTAACGGAGCGAGTAAGTTTAGTGTCGACACGATCGGAAACGTGATTGCCTCAGGCACATTATCTGGTGGGGGACTTTTCCCAGCAGGTATGCTTGTCGCTTATGGCGGTATTACAGCACCAGGTGGTTGGTTGTTCTGTGATGGGAGTGCTGTTTCTCGTACAACATTCGCAGCGTTATTTGCGGCAATTGGTGGGCTGTATGGTGTTGGGGATGGAGCAACCACCTTCAACGTCCCTGATCTTCGTGGTAGGATTCCAATAGGGAAAACCACTCCTACTGGCGCTGCTACTTCTGGTGGAGCTCCTGGGGCAGATGTCGCGGGTAGTTTCCCGGTAGTTGAAGGCGCTTCAGCGCACTTTGCGGGGAGTATGTTGGGCTTTGATCTGGCGGCGGGACCTCGCCTCTATGCTTTTGATAGTAGTAGTGGTTGGACTGCCTATAGTCCTAGCCAGACGGGTATTGGAGTGACGCCAGTAAAGACGTTTGGTGTGGACCTCCCCTTCGAGACGTTTAACTACATCATCAAAACATAACATGCCTGGACAAGTACCTGTTGAACGTACGTTGACGGTGTACCCGTTAAAGGGCATGCATACCCTCGAAGCGGCGCAGAACGTGCCGGATGGTGCTTCACCTGACATGTTTAACTTCCAGGTGTATAGGGGGTATATTCGTAAGAGGCCGGGGTATACCCCGTACCAAGCGGTGAGTAACTTCCCCACTCCTCCTATAACGGGCATTGTGAGTGTGCAGAGTACCGAAGGCGCGAGGAATTTGTTCGTTACTAACCCCTCAGGGCTTTATAAGTACAACACCGCCACAGCCGACTACGACTTGATGACCGGCCCTGCCCTCACAGGTAGTGCGTTGGATTTGTTTGCGTTTGAGGTGAGCCAGAACAACCTCGTCTTCTGCCAGGGTGTTGACAACATCATGGCGTTGCCTTTAACCGGCAATGTGTATGCGGAAATCAGTTCCAACTCCCAACCTACCCACTTTTTGTCGCGGTGGAATGGGAGGTTGTATACAGCCTTTACGGTGGAAGGGGGAATGAACGATCCGTTCCGCGTACGCTGGCCGGTTAACGGTGATCACACAGACTGGGTTGGGGTGGGTAGTGGTTTTAACGACCTCACTGACGAAATCTACCAACTACAGAATATAAAGAAGTTGTTGGATACGTTGGTGGTATACGCGGAACGTAGTATCACCCTCGCTACGAAGACGGGTAATAGCCTCGGACCCGCAACGTTTGCACTGCAAGTGAAGGATGTGGGGCTTGCGTCTCCTTTTACCCTCCAGGCCTTTAACACCCTCCACTTCTTTCTCGGGACGGACAACCTCTACGTCTTCCAAGGTACTACCGTCGTACCCATTGGTGATTCGTGTAGGGCAACTATCTTCAACCAGTTGAACCCCAACCAGCTCCCCTTCAACTTCGCGTTGTTGTTGTATGAGAGTCAGGAGTATGCTTGCTTCGTAGCGACTGGTGGCAACACCACCACAGATACCGCGTGGGTGTATAACTTCCAACGGCAGTGTTTGTACCCTTGGAAGTTCGCCAACCCACGTTTCACTTGCGGCGCAATACACTACCTCGACTCGTCTGTTACGATTGGCGCGTTGTCGGGCACCATCGCGGAACAAACTTGGGTTATTGGGTCGTTTACACTCTCGGCGAATTTCCCCATACCTGTGTTGGGAGGGTCGACTGGGGAAGTGTTTACTCTCACCCCTGGCGTGCTATCGGACAACGGACATCCAATCCCATGCAGGTGGACGAGTAAGGATTACACGGCGAAGGACATCGATCCCAGCCTTGGGAATGATATGATTACGTTGAGGGAGGTGGGGTTGGAGTACGTCGACCCAGGTACGGCTTTCACACTTCAATTCTACTTCTCCATTGACAGGGGCAAGTCGTGGTCAGGGCCATTCCCGATAACAGTTGGTGGTGGCCCTGTTGGGAGTGTTGGCGATACGATGTGTACGCGGCAGGTAACGGGCAGGCGTATAAGGTTTAAGGTTGAGAACACCACTATTAATGAACTACCCCAAATCCAATCATTCTCACCCACCTTGGAGCTGAGAAGGCAGAAGGTGACGTAGTGAAGTTAAATGTCCAACTCAGCCAGAAGATGGTGGATGAAGGCTACTTGCGTGACCTCGTCTTGCGCTTGCGGTCGGTTATCGACAATGGCAGAATGGGCTTTGGAGATTTGGGGTCTGAACCCGATAACATCTTTGGAAAGTTTATCCTCTTCAATACACCAGCTACGCCGGACACTGACATCATTCTCGACCACAACTTAGGCACGCTCCCAATGGGCTTTCTCGTTTTTGGTATGGTAGGCGGAGGCGGAGTCATTTACAACGGAGTGACAGCATGGACAACTACCCAGATATCCTTGAGGTGCAATCTTCCGAACATCTTAGTCAAAGTATTCATTCTCGGCCAGAGCAACCAAGGCAGTTGACGGTTGACGACCTGCACCTGTTGCGGTTGGACGATATTGAGTACGTGCAGGAACTGTTAGAGATGTACGCGGACATGGACGTGCCGAGGGAACACTTTGAAATCTTCAAGATAAACCTCTTGCAGCGGGTTGATAGTTGGTTTGTGGAGGCGTCTAACATAGGCCTCATCTACCTCACCAACATCGTGCCGGGCTTCACCGCCAACTTCCACGTCATCTTTTGGGACAAGAGGTTCGGCGCGAATAGACGAGAGATTGTACGCAACGTCCTCGCAACAGCCTTTAGTGAATTCTTCCTCACGCGGATCACCGCACTCGTCCCTGAGACGAACGTACCCCTTGCCTATACGGAGCTGAAGAAGATCGGCTTCAAGCACGAGGGCGTGATGCGGAAGGGCTGGAGAGAGGTTGTGGACGTTGATTGCGTTGTGTATGGCTTGTTGAAAACGGAGGCAGTTGAATGGCAGCCAGTGGATCACCTGATGACTTCTTCGGCACCTCGTACTTGAGCAATCCGTACGCGGATAATACCTCGCAGTACCTCGACCAGCTGAACAACATCCACAGCATGGTTCAGGCGCAGTCTCAGCAGGCGATGGATGCGACGCAACCACCAAAGGCGAGTACTGAACCCGTTGGTGGTAGCGTACAGATGACCAGTGCGAGTTCATACCCTGCTGGTACGCCGAACATCGGCGCAAGTGCGAGTAATGCTCAGGTTAATAACGCCACAAACCAAGGTAGGAGTTTCGACCCCAACTACGAGATGAGTGTGTTGAATAGCTGGGCCGACCAACCTGGCGTCAATCCAAGTATCCGCAACGACCCCAACTATTGGATGACGAGGATAAACCAAACTGGGGGATTGGGCCAGGACAACCTCGACTACTGGAATGGGCTTGCCCACCGGCCGGAAGGAGCGCCGGAAGGAGGCAACTTCCAAAATGGCCAGTGGAATCCTTCGCAAGGACAGCCGTACGGGGGCGTTAGTTGGAACGCGGGCGTGCCGCAAGACCTAACGCAGTTGCGGAGTACGGTTGGTCAGTACCTCAACGCGAACTTCAACCAGGGCCCTACTCCCTACGGTGGGACCTTCAACCTCGGCATGCCGATGGGTGCTGCGGGTGTGATGGGCAACTCCGCAAATATGGTTGGGGCTGCAGGTGGTATCCTCAACCAGGGTCTTGGCACGCTTGGCAACCTGTCCAACTTCTCTGCTAGTAGTGATATGTCCCCGTTGATGTCGACGTTGGGTATTTTACTTGGTGGTGGTAACACCATGCAGAACATCCAACCGGGCGTACAGAGTATGCTACAGGGAGGGTTGGGAGCGGGTCAGCTTGGCGCGGCTGGGATGGGGGCTGCGAACATCGCAGCTACTGGTGGTGCACCTATCCAACAGCTGTTGCAAAGCCTGCAGGCGATTCAAACCCAAGGGCAGGGGAATATTGGCCGTAACCTCGCACAGATTAGGGAACAGTATAGTGCGCAGGGATTGGGGCAAGGGTCTGACGTAAACAACGCCATGGCCTTGGGTGCGACGCAAGGCCAACAGGGAATTGAGGCACAGCAGAGTGCGTTGTTGACGAGCATCCTCCAGCAGGCCTCGCAAACACAACTTGGTGGTATCAACGCGTTGGGGAATATTGGTGGCGCCCTCAACCAATCACAAAATGCAGGGTTGCAGGCGTTGTTGCAGGGGAGTGGGATCCAACAGCAAGGGATGTTGGGAGGCCTACAGCAGGGCCAGTCCATCATCAACCAACCAGTGCAGAATGCGTTGGCGTCTGCCGGGATTAACCTCGGCGCGGCTTCGCAGTATGGTAATTACGCCAATGCCCTAACAAATGCGTATGGGACTAGTAATCAAGGTTACGGTCAGATTGCAGGCCTTAACCAAAACGCTAACCTCTACACCAACCAACAGGGGTATCAGGACTTCCTCCGCATGCAGGGTCTAACCCCCCAACAGCAAGCAGCCATGCAGTATAGTACCGCATTCCCGCCACTGCAAAACCAACTACCAAGTACGGGTGCGCAGTTGGGAAGTAGTGCGTTAGCCGCAGGCGGAAGTATTCTTGCAAGCATCCTCCCCTTCATGCTCTTCTCCGACCAAAACTCGAAGACGGGTGCGCAGTCTGTAAATGACCCGTTCTCCGTCTTGTCGGATAGGAGGGAGAAAGAGAAGATCACTCCGTTTAGAAGGAAACTTGAGGCACTACCCATCAGTACGTGGTTTTATAAAGGGGATGATGTGAAGCACATCGGTCCGATGGCACAGGACTTTAAGCGCACTTTTGGGGTGGGCAGCGATCATGTTATTTACCCCGTTGACGTGTTGGGGGTGTTGTTGCAGACGCAGAAAGAAATGTCAGCCGCGTTGGCGGATAGGGGCATCTAATGGCTCAGCAAACACTCGAAGATAGGACTAACGCTGCGTTGTACGGCAGTGCGATTCGTGCCATTGGGAATGATATTGGTGAGTCGTTCACTCGCAGTCTCGCGATGTTGCAGGCGAGTAAGGGTAAGGAAGGGGAGTTACGGCAGGAGGGGTTACAGAAGCTGTATGAGTGGGTGAAGAACACTCCCCCCGAACAGAGGAAGGTTTTATTGTCCGACCCCGCGTTCAGGGCGAACATCCTCAAGATGATCGACCCTCACCTCAACCCTTTTCAGAGGAAGGGCAAGGAGCAGCAGTCAGCAATAAGTGAAGAGTCGTTGAAGGCGTTGGGTCCTCAAACTCCCGAGGAGGCACTTGCCATTCGCGAGAAGACAGCGAAGGTGGGCGAGGCCGAGTCGGCGGCGAAGCTTAAGGAGACTGAGGCGAATGTCGCCGCGTATAAGGAACAGTTTCAGACGGGGAAGACGAAGCCGTCTGCGATGGACCTTATCACGAACTTCGAGTTTAAGGACCCAATTGCCGCTGCCCTCGCCACGTCTATTCCTGCGGAGGATTTGAAGAACATTGCCCTCGCCCAGCACAAAATGGGCCCAATCTACGAACAAACTCAAGTGCAGGATTGGTATAAGTGGGGGATGAGTCAGGGTTTCAGTCCTGGCCTGTCTTTCGCAACCGCAACTGCAATCAGCAAGGGCGAGTGGGATAAAGTTCCCACGCAATGGATGAATCCCGATACGGGGAAGGTGCAGCCTGTTCGGGGAGAGGCGGAACGCAAACTCGCACTTGACACGATGAATGCCAACACCCAGATGAAGAGTGTGCAAAACACAATTGAGAGTAGTATTGCGACTGCAACAATGCAGTTGGTGGAGAAGGGTGTACCTCCAGACCAGGCGAGGGCGAATGTGATGGCAATGAGACAGGGCAAGCCCCTCCCCTTCGCCATGCCGCAAATCACCGATGCACTTGCGTTAGTTACGGCCGCGAAGAATGTGGAGATTCAGAAGAACGTCCAGACGATCCTCAACGACAAGAACAACGCGATTCGCGAGTCGTTGAACACAATGTTGTCGACGTATAAGGGCATTTCCGGGACGGTGATGAACAGTGCCCAGGCGAAGGATTTGGAGGATAAGATCAACGCGACGGTGGAGGGGTTGACGCAAAACCTCTCCGGCAAGTATGGGTTGAAGTTCCAGTCGTATGAGGAACTCCACACCTTCATGCCGACGGTGAAAGCTGCAGTTGCTGCGACTTGGAATGGTATGAAGGCGGCGGGCGCCTTCCCAATTGACGTAGATAAGCAGATCCTCGATGCAATCGACAAGCACATCGGGGTGAATGAGCCACCACAACCTGCGCCCGACTTCATTCCAGGTGGAGTTATTGGTAGTGCGAAGCCTGGCTCTGCCCTGCCGTCGATAACCAAGCCGAAGGCAGAGATGACACCCGATATGGAGAAGGTTATTCGTGGTATCCACGAGAGTGTACAGACGGCGTTGAGGGATCCTGCTGTTACGGTTGATCAGAGAAATAAGTTGCAGCAGTATATAGATGAGAGGGTGAATCCCGTAATCGCCGACCCTTCGAGGTTTCAGGAACTCCTTCTTTCCCCCACTAACGCTTTAGGTGCGGAGCAGTAAATGCCCGACCAGATGCCGTCTCTTGCCGAGTTACAGAAGCAGACTGCCGACGCGCTTGCTTCGCTGCAAACGCCGGATAACGTCCAACCACCACAGCGTCCTCTCTCCGACGTAATAGCCGACACGACAAAGGCCTTTGAGTCGGCGAGGGATCCGAGGGACACTGCAAAGCGGGCGAGGGACGTACGCATGCAGACGCCCGATTTGTCTGCCACGCCCTCCCAAACAGTCACAGCCATGGCCACCGGCCTTGGTGCGGGGTTGGTGAAGGGGTTGTTTAGTCCCGTCTCAGCGTTTATGCCTGACGCCTTCAACGAGCAGTTGGACCTTTGGGAGGAGGATAGTACTCGTAAAGCGCTTGGCATGATGGCGCGTTCGCAGTATAAGACAACATACGACGCCTCCCCCACCATGAAGGGCGTACTTGCAAACGCGCCCGGCACAGTTGGTGATATTGGCGGGATGCTTATCCCCTTCGCAGGTACGTACGAGGCTGCGAGGAGTGCGTTCAAGGTCGGGGAAGCTGCTACGCTCACAGCGAAGATGGCCCGGACGATGATGGCCGCGGGTAGTACTGGTGGGTTGTTAAGTGCGGCTGCGAAACTCGACCCTGGTGAGAGTCGGTGGGGGAAGATTGCCACGGACAGTGTTGCGATGGGCGCTTTTGAGATGGTGGGGATACCCGCCATGTTAAAGGCGTGGAAGGAGGAGTCGCCTTCTCTCGCAAAGGGCCTGCTCGCCAAGACCGGGATGGAGTCGAAGGAGTTGGAGGCGCAGCTAACCGCAGTAAGGGCAGGGGTACCCGCAGATGAGAAGGTCCTCGACGCAGTCCTCAACCATGCAAAAGGCAACCCAGAGTTGGAGCAGACTCCTATCGTCCTCCAAGCCGCGAAACAGAAAGAAGCGAAGCGGAAGCTTACCCAACCGAAGACGGTGCTTGATCCGCTTTTGGCCAGTGAGGATGTAACCCACGCAGCGCAGGTGAAGGTGACCGTAGGGGACCAACCACCAACGACTGTTAATATTACGAGGGACCCCGGCAACCCCCAACACTTCACAAACCAGGTGAATGGGTTACGGACGCAGCTGAAAACCCTCACCGACCAGGGAGTGGATATTAAAGTAACAGACGTGGTGAGTGGTAATGCCGAAGATGCGAACGAGGTTCTTAAGGCTTTGCAGGGGAAGACAGTCAAGCCTCCCAATCCGGATAAGGCGAAGAGGAAAGTACCTGGTGCTGCTCCTCCTGCGTCTGTGGCGGAGAATGGCGATGTTCCCGTTGTAGGGGATAAAGTAACGGTGGCGGAGCCCGACAAACCGTTACAACAGGGAGTCGTGGCGAGTAAGGCGTTAGCGGATGTGCGCGACCAGAGGGTGACGAACATCGGCCCTCCTCCCGGCGTGACTGACCGCCGAATGGATGAGTTGGTGCAGAAGTTTGGGGGTACGCAAACAGTAGAGAGTGCCCCACCCGTATCTGCTACGGCTCCGCCTCCTCTAAAGGCTACGGGCAGGGCGAGTAGGAAGGCAGATGCCGTTGCGATGGCGGCGGAGCAGTCTACGGTAAGGGTAACGATGCCCGACGCTACTATGAGGGACGTGCCGCTCGCGCAGATACAAACTCCCCTGACAGTGGGCGTGAAGCAGTCGATGACGTTGAAGCCCCACCTGGACGGCTCTGACAGACACGCAATCATCCACCTCAACGACAACCTAATAAGCTTTGAGGGGAGAGGGGCTAGTAAGGACCCTGGTAGTAACTATTTTCGAAGTGAACTGTTTCCGAATACCAACCCCGACGCTCCTTTCGGACAGGACCCGAGGCTGTTTATCCACAACGACGGTGGGCTGACAATTAGTGTAAATAAACTGGAAGGTCAGGCTGATCTTGTTACCCAAAAGCGAGCAGCAAAACTCCTCATTGATCACGGCGTTAGTGCTGATACTCCTGTTGCTGTTGCTAGCGCTATTACTGAACATAGCCCTGGACTTGCGAGCGATAAGGGGCGACTTCGAGATTTGGCAACTGCTGAACTCCCGTTAGCCAACATGTCGAAGTTGTCAGAAGACGCTGCGAATAGGGGACTCACCGCAACACCCTTTGGTGATAAGGTTACGCTGAAGAGTAGGAATGGCTTCAGCCGAACCTTCGCGAATTCCCTCGAAGCGCATGAGGCGGTTTTGCGAATGCCGCTCGCCGAGAATAACGTGAAGGTGGAGGCCGAGTTGGAGAAGGCTTGGAAGATGGGGAGTGAGAGGGCGTGGGACCCTGACGTGGATGTAACGAAGTACGTCCCCCTCGCCCAGCAAGAACAAGGCCTAACGGAAGTGGCTCAGGGCAAAAGGCCTCTCACTCCCGTCTACACCACCGATGGGGAGGCGTTGACGTCGACAATACGGCAGTTGGAAAAGAACATGGGCGTGCCTGAGAATACGTTCCGGGTTCAATTCCTCCCTGCGATGGATGATGTGAAGAGAAAAGCCGCGGTTATATACAACAACGATGCGGTTGCCCTCGCCGCGGCGAAGAACCGTTCCTCGCTCACCTATCTCGGGGTGACTGCTAAGGATCCTGCCGCGATCCTCCAACAGCTAAGTACAAAAGGAAAGGGGCATGGTATATTTGTCCTGGCGGGACGAGATGCTGAGAGTGCGGCGTTGTATGCGAAGTGGCGGGAGCAGGGTAGTAAAGAGTTGTGGGAGACTGGTAGAATTGAAGCAGACGCCTTGGGGCCCTATCGGCGTTATAGTAAGCAAGCGAAATCCGTTATCAACTACCCCGGGGCAGGAGATGAGCAGTACTTCCCAACCGACATCTCCGACATTCAAAAGCCACCTGAAGGGGTTTCTTTCACGCCTGCGGACGCTCGTAAACCACCTATGTGGGAACCACTAGCGGAATTTGAACCCGACCTGTCTTTTGGTAAGGGTAAGCCATCATACGACCTAGAACACCTTCCTCCCGAAGGGGAGGTGAGGGATACATCCGGACCTGTTGCGAAGGTGTTGGGCCAGAGGCTCCGTCCCATGTTGGAGCTGAGTAAAGACATGTCGGTTAGGACGGGCGTGCCCTTCTACGACTGGTACAGGGCGATTGAGAATGGAAGGAATAAGGTCGAGCAGGTTGTCAACCCTCTCCTGGAGGGTGTGAGGGACCTCGCCAAGCCGCTAACAAGGAATGAACGAAAGCAAGTACAGTTATATTTCGAAGCGAGTATCAGTGAGCTTCCCATTGGTGAACTTGAAAAGAAGCTTCCAGCAAAGGTGAAGGAAGCTGCGTCGAACCTGAAAGATGTGTACTCTAACTTCTTTCAAAGCCAAGGCTTCAGTCAAGGCGATGTGAAGAGTTTCTTCAGCATCTTCCCGGAGCTCCGTAAGGCTGATGGAGAATTCCGCTACGCGATGAAGGGCGGGACCGGCATTCCTAAAATCGGGCAGTTGCTTAGTAAAGACCTGGACAACGGTATCCTCAACATAGATAGTCGGGAGTTTGACTTCCAGAGGATAGCCAACAGGTTGATTAGGAGTACCGCAACTGAAAAGTACCTGCAACCCTCTTGGGAGCGGGTGTCCACTGAGCTTGAGGCGTACACGCAAGCTAAGAGGATTAGTAAGGACGTGCGGGAGACCTTCGTGCAGTATATGTCGGAAGTTTTGCATATGCCTGATACCCTGCAGGTGTCATTGGCGCGAGCGACCAAGCAGGTCTTCGGCAAGCTTGGCGGGAGGGTGTCCGACGCGGAAGCTCAAGACGTCGTCTCCATGTTTGTACAGATGAACTACTTCGCCAACATGGCCTGGAAACCTGGGATAGCCATGCGCAACCTGCTTCAGACACTCCAAACCTCCCTCCCGATTATAGGAACGAAGGATACCATGGAGGGTTGGAGAATCGGGATGAAGTGGTGGAAAGATCCCAAACTCCAGGAGGAAATGGTCCGCCGAGGGGTTGTCGAGCCAAACGGCATCTACGAGCCACTGCAAGAGCTGCAGAGCCTCACCAGGGGAGTAAGTGGTGCCGCAGGCAAAGGTCTTGACGTATTCCTCAACCAGGGCACGAAATGGCATGCGAACACCGACCAGTTCAACAAAGTAGTCGCATACTGGGGCCAGTTTAACCGTGCCAAAAGGGTAGGCCAGGAGTACCTCGACAAAAAAATCGACTTTAGCACGTTCCTCGAGAAGAGCCGCCTCGACATGCGGGACGCTCCCAATGGGCCTTTTGTCCAAAAGATTAAGACCCTTCTTGACGCGGGGAAGTTGGACGCAATGGCGGATGTTGGTGGAAAAGAGTTCGCTCAGAGTACGCAGTTTGTTTACAGCCGGGGGAATGCTCCGTATGTGATGCAGTCAACGCTAGGGCGGTTCCTTCTTCAGTACGGTACGTGGCCCGCATGGTATGGCGAGAACCTTCGCAACATGCTAGCGAGAGGGTCGTACAAGAATAGAATTGGCGCCCTAGCCCGGTGGACAGGTGTTCAATCAGCAATGTTTGGCACCGCAAATGCGCTATTTGGCGTCGATCTTGCTCGTTGGACATTCTTTGCGCCTTTGGGTTATACGGGAGGTCCGGCAGCACAAATGGCTATGCAGGGGGCTTCTACGTTAAACGCAACACTCGACCCGAGTACAAACGATCCGGTTGCGAGAATTAACAAAGCGAGGTTTGAACACTCCCTCACCCACCAAGCTTTACCCCTACCCATGGGCGCCGCAACAGACTTCATGCGGACGTACAACTCCATGACGAGGGGCAATTGGCAGGATGCGGCGAGGCAGTTTATTGGCATGCCGACTGCCAAAGGTAGCCTCATTCCTTAATCTCCTCCTTCACATCCAAAGGGGCTTCTGTTGGCGGGTTAGTCCCTTGGGCCACGGCAGCAGACGCAGCACGAAGACCCTTAACTGTCGTCCCCATCTTATAGTACAGACGGTGATATAACGCTTGTGGTTTGATTCCCCTCTTCTCCGCGGCACGCCGTATACCCAGATTCGTAACATCATCAATCAGCTCTCTGTCAATGACGGTTTTGACGTTGTTAGCGCCACCGCGACTCTTCTTCACTATCTGAAAATGGTCGATCCTCCCCCGCACGTTGTTGATCCCCTTGTTGAACTTCTTCGCTAGCTGCGAGAGGCTCTGCTTCGGGTACAGGTCCTGCCACATCTCCTTCTCCCCCGGGTAGTTCAGACTCGCCGCCACCGCTTCCCATTCTGACTGCATTATCTTCTCCCTTATTCACAAGGCTGATTGTGTATATGCCGGTTTGTTTGTTGAAGTCGATGCTTATTTGGTCGTCTTCCGTAACCTTTGCTGCGTTGACGTAGCTGACTGTGAGTGCGCCAAGTTCGTGGATGACCGCTGCGAGCGCACGGCCCATCCTACTCGCTGAAAGTCGGAGTTGTTTATTCTCCTCCGCACAAGCGTGTAGGCGAGCTTTTGTCTTACTTCCCATATCCATCAATGCACCTCTTCCTTCTTAGTGGGCGGCATCTCCGTTTTGCTCTCTGTCCCCTGCTCTACGTAGTCGAAAGCCTGCACCACCACCTTGCAGGACGGGCAGGAGTAGTGAGTGTAGGTCCGACCGAAAACATTGACGTAAGCACAAATTGGACACATATACTCGTATTTCACTTCGACCATCCTTCCGGCGTTAGGTAGTATGAACGGGTTACTGCATCGTAATCCACCATCTTCGCTTCCCTTAACGTCCCTACACTCGCTTTGAATTGGTCCTTGTTCATGCGGTGAGTGTTCATCCTCAACCACTCGGAGTGGGCTATTTGCCCTCCCTTCGCCTTCAACTGCTTCATGAGCTTTGCGCTTTCCTCTCCCATGGGGGTTTGACTCATCTCCGCAAAGGCCGCGGGGAGATTAGCCTCCACCCAGTTGAGGATGGATAGGGCTTGTTTTAGTTTAGGCAGCGTGAGGATGAGATCGGTATGCTTGTCAGGTTGTAACTCCGCGATTGTCAGGATCATTGCGAGCCTGTGGAGGTGGTCGGGTTTCCTCTCGACATACCCTGCAAACTGCCGCTCACTCGCAATACTCTCATGCTTGGTGTTGTACCAATCCACATACCAAGCGTCCGCCTCGTCGGTGATGGCGAACTTGCCGCGAAGGCGCGTGTAGGCGAAGAGCTCCTTCTTCAGCCGTGACTGCACCACAAGATCCAATGGTGGAGGGTGAGGAAAAGACCGAGGCGTATCGTTCTGTACCACGAAAAGAAGGCGCGACATGAACCCTCCTCCAAACGCGTCTCGGGGAATCGCGGTCTGGATCCAGTCCATTGTACTACATACCAAGAACGAGAGAGCAACGTTTCGGAGTTGGTTATCACCTCGCATAATAGTGGCAGACGACCACTCCTTAGGGCAGTCGAAAAGGGCAGTAAGTAGAGGGACCATCCCCTCTTGGTATTTTTGCTTACCGAGGAATACTGCAAGCTCGGGTGCGTAGATAAGCCCCGTAGCGGAAGACCTGTCTTGAAATGCAGAGATGAGAGCTTCTGGCGTGACCTTATCTGCAAGTACGTTCCCCCCAATCGCTCGAAACAAACCCACCGCGACGTTGCAAGCACTTGTCTTTCGGCACTTGCCACTTGGTGCAACGATAACGACGCAGAGGTTGGGAAAAATTTGGTAGGGACCCATGTCAAAGAATACATTACGAGCAAGTGACGATCCGATAGCAGACATGCCCGCGAAAAAGTGAAAGACTGTGGGGGGCTCGGTGTTTCGGGTGTATTCGATGTAGTCATGTAACCATCCAGTGCAGGGTACGAGGTCGTCGAAAGTGCCTTGCTTTACCTGCGCCTTTAACGCCTTCGTCAAGGCAACGTCGTCTAGGCCGAGCTTCGCCTTTATTAAAGCCGTGAGCGTGTCAGGACGACCAGCTATAGGGATGTCCCTAACCCACTTCAAAACCTTGTCTCGAAGCTCCTCATCTTTTAATTCCGCCGAGGTCATCGCTTTTATATACTTCGACAGAAGTTCAATCTGTCGAGAGAGCGTCATCGGGGGCATCTTCGCCTCAGCCCTTAGAGGAACTTGCGCAGGTACGCGATGTTGTACGTCACGTCTGCTAGGTGCGTGCTAGCTGCCTTCTTCTCCACATCTCCCAACTTACCGAGGCCCCTTAACTGCAGCTTCTCGTTGATGCGTTTGCCTGCCACCCCAAACTTGATCGCCTTGGACGTGTCGACGGACGTGCGCTTACTCTCAATACCCATCTCATCGAAGAGGTTACGGAAGGCTTGCAGTTCCCACAATTCATTCACGCCGAGAAGGTGGATGCGAGGCGGCCATTGGATGTATTTTGGGATCTTTAACAGTAGATCCGAGAACCACTCAAAGCGAGGTTCGCGGAAGGGCAAACAAAGCATCTTGCAGTGCTTCATCGTCTTCATGAAGAATTCCGCTCTCTCTGCGGGAGACACGCCGGTAAGGACTGCCCCTACTCCATACTCGGCTGGCAGTACGTGTCGGAGTTCTTCGAAGGCGTCAAGTCCAAAACGGTAGTCACCAAGCCGATCAGGAGCAATAACCACGCTAGGTTTAATACGGTCAGCGGCCGCCACAAGTTCGGGGACAGATAGAGGATGACCGAGTTCGTGAAAACCATTGTCCAGAATGACAAGCCGACCAAGCTCGCTTTGACGACGGTAGAAGTTCGCATAGTACTCATCCTCCAAAACGTAGTGGGCGATTGCGAAGTCGCCGTCGCAAAGCGGGCTCAACGTGTCCAGCCAGAACTTTGGGATTTCCATCATCAAACGCATTTACGCCTCCTACAGGCCGAGTTCCTTCTCTAACTGTTTATTACCTTTTTTGCACTCTCTCCAATTGCCCCCGAGATGTATGTCAGCAGGACAGAACCATCCGTTAGGATAGTATCTTTTGACAACTTCAGGTCGATCAGAAAAGTCAACGATTGCTGGCCACTTTGTATGCATAATGTCGCGAACACACTCAATGGCACGTCGGACACACTCTCGTTGGGCATTAATAAGAACTGAATCGTGAACGGTGAGTCTAAGAGTAGCTCCATGGGGAAGTTGCCTTTCCAACATTGGCAGGATGAGGTACATCATATCCGCCGCAGTGCTGCTAGGTGGAAAGTTATAGACTTCTGTGACTTGCTTAGTGTACCACCATCTGCGCCTACCAGCAAAGTTACGGAGGTACGAGTTCTTTGCAACAAAACCTTCCAAGTTTCCCCGCCAGGCCCAGTATACAGGAAAACGTGTTCTAAACCTCTGCATGAACGACTCAACCCATTGGATAGGGCGAGAAAGTTGCTTAGCAATGTCAGCAGCGCCTCGCCCATAGCCGAGGCCATATACGATGAACTTCGTTTCAAATCGAGGTGAGCCATGTCCGCCGCTATACTCCTCGTCGAGGCGTTTGACTTCGTCGAGGGTGAGGCCGAAACACTCCGCAGCCACGACGCTGTGGTTATCTGCGCCTGCCGCAAGGAGGCTAAGTCCGAACGGCTCCCCGCTAAGGACCATGGCCGCGGCCCACTCAACCTGCTTCCAGTCGGCTTCGATGAGGATGTCTTCGGGAGAGTCGGGGATGTAGAGGTCCCGGCACTCTGGTGGTTGGTTTTGGAAGTTTGGCTGCCAAGAGACGAGCCTCCCATTCCTAGCGCCGCTTCCCTTTTCCTTGCCATGCTCGTCCTTTCCCTTCTCGGTCGCCGCCTTGGCCGAGCCTAGTTTGTAGTGGACGAAGTTGTCTTCATCCGTCTCAATGCCCTCAAGGTAGGTGCTGTCTAACTTCTTTATTTTCCGCCTTTGGAGGACGAGCTTGAAGATTGCGTTATCAGTAAGAGTTGCAAGAGCATCAAGAGCGTTGTCATCAACAGTGGGAATAAAACCCCGCTTCTTGTCACGTTTATACTGGACAGGAAGGCCCATGCGATTGTACAGTAAATCAGAAAGCTGTTTAGGCGAATCAAGGTTGAGATCTTGTCCAAGCACATTTTTGAGCTTGACTTCCATGTTTGCTGCTGTGCGTTTACAGCCAACGCTGAGGCGGAATGCTGCTTCTTCATTACGACGTAGCCCCCTACTACTCATGTTGCGGAGGACAGGTTGGAGGGGCATGACCGACTTGTAGTATAGGTCAGTCATACCCAAGCTTGTCAGCTCGGACTTCAGCCCAATATAAGCGCGAGTCGTGGCGTCGATGTCTTTGCAGTTACCGAGTTTAAGTGCTTCGAAACCGGCCTTGTACATCTCCTTTCCCTTCCACACGTCGATGTCGGAATATAGGGAAGCGATGAACTCGAGGTTCTTCTCCAGTTCAGAGTTTGTTAGGTGAAAGGCTTGAAGCGTGTCGAAGCTAGGGCCGTTGAAGGAAAGGCCCCTTCGTTCGATATAAGGTATATCGAACCCTTCGGAGTTTTGGCCAACCTTTTCGATGTTAGGGTCAGCAAAGAGTTCACGGCAGACGCGCTGAGTTTCAGGTGTCCAATGGAGAGCGTGACCTTCATATGGCCTCGTGGCAAGGCCCATAACTGTAATCTGACCTGTGCTGAGGTCCAAGCCTTTACCCTTCTTCCCCACAATCCCTTCCGCTTCGAGGTCGAAGGTGATAAAGCCGCTTGCTCTTGCAGCATTGACAAAATCCTCTCCACTGCATGGAAGGCTACCGCTTGTGTTGTACTTGACCTCAATACGACGGAGTTCGGGGAACTCTGCTTCTGTCTTGGCCTTGGCGAGGTCGTGGACGGCGAGGGGGTAGAGTTCTTGACTCCGCATGATGAAGGCGGGGTGGTAAACGGCAAGGACTTTTGTCTTGCGTTCCGCGTTGTTGTCTTTGTCATGGAGTGTAGGGCCTTCGAGGATCCTCCCCCTGTAAGTGCCAATTTGTACACGTCCAGTGGTGACGTATAGGGCTGTTGCGCCAAGTGCGACGATGAGGTTCGGACGAATGGTTTCCAACTCTTTGGAAAGGAAGACTGCGCAGTGACGGATTTCGGCTTCGGTCGGGGCGCGGTCAACCTCTTTGCCATTGTTGTTCACCTCGGTCGGCCTACACTTCACAACATTTCTCACCTCTGCGCTGTCGCGGTGGATGCCTACTTGCCCGCACCACCTATACAGCACCCGTCCGCTACCACCAATGAAGTTACGGTTGACTGCGACTTCGTCCTTGCCCGGGGCCTCACCGAGGAAGAGAAGTTTATTTGGAGAGGGGGGTGGACCGAAAACTGGGCCTGGGGCGGAGTGTAGAGGACACCCCAGGCACCAGTCGGGTTTACTCATCGAAGACCACTTCTTCCGCCCTCGGTCCTTTTGGCGTGGTGGTGATTTTGAAGTCGGTGCGTTTACCGCGCAGGTCTTCCGTCCACAACGTGCCGTCGACGATGCCGCTTTTGTGGAAGAAGTACTCCTTCCCATCCTCCGCGAGGATGAATCCAAAGCCCTTATCCCGCACGAGAGTCTTAACGGTTCCGGTCATTGTACGCTCCATTTTTTCTGCACGCCTAAAGGAGAGGTTGTGATTTCGACGGAGAAGGAAACTGGTGGGTTGACTTTGTTCTCTTCACACTCCGCCCAATGCATTTTTTGCAGGTGGAGGAGAATTCGGTAGAGACCTCCAATGACTTTTGTTTGCGAGCCGGGGATGTACCCGATTGTCAAGCCGCACCACGGGCAGACGCCTTCGTACGTGAAGCCGTCTTCGAGGTTGCCGTGTTGGATGAAGGAGACGGGACGTCGTTGATTCCCCTTCCCGTCGCTTTCGGATAGGATGTCGTGGACGAGGCGTTTGTCGGGCATTTACGGCCTCCCTATCAGCCTTAGGAACTCTTCCCTCGCGGTTGGGTTTAACAGAAAGACGCCGTGCATCGAAGAAGTGACGACGTCTCCAGTGGTGCGAACTCCACGGCATCGCATGCAACCGTGCTCTCCCACGATAACGCAGCCCGCACCTTTCGCATCGGTGCGAGAGAAAAGATCATACGCCACTTTGTCGGTAAACTCTTCTTGCAGCACGGGGCGCACGCGATGCTCTTCAAGCAGTCTTGCAAGCTTTGATAGCCCCAACACTCGCTTGTTCGGGATATAACCCAAATATGCCCGCATTTCAAACGGAAGAAGGTGATGTGGACATACGCCGAAGACCGTATGCCCACGGAGGAGGACGAGTCCAGCATGATTGCTAGGAAAGTCCTTGAAAGTGTTTTTCGGAAGGGTAAGAATTTCTTCATACATCCTCGCTACGCGTTGAGGCGTTTCCACGAAGTTAGGGTCTTTGAGGTCACAGCCCATTCCTTTCAGTAAGAGCCGTACGCCATCCTCCATCTGCTTTTTGTTCACACTCACCTCGTGCGGATGTATTTGTGGAGTTGCGTGGAGAGGCGGAGTTCGGGGTTACTCATCACGACGTTAAGGGCCTCCTCCATATGGTGGTGGTTGATGGAGATGCGGTCGTTGTTGGGTTGTATGTACACACGAGAGCCGTGCTTGGCCCAGTTCTTCGCATCGGAGACGGAAGGCCAACCATCACCATCGCCCAACCCGTCGAGGATGACCTTGACTTCGTCGGCGGACGTGACAACGTCGTCGAGGTAACCAGGCTTTGGGCTGACCGTGAACCACCCCATGTGGGAGTGGAGGATGGACCACAACCACTCGGGAATTGCCTTTGTCCCACTACTCTCAACATGAACACGAATGTCGTTGCGGGTGAGCAGTTCGGTGAGGGAGGAGAGGTCCCGGTCGAGGGGCTCCCCTCCCGTCAGGCAAACGTACTTGTAGTTGTCCACCCAGGTTAGGAGCTCTTCCTGGTTGTACAGGCCACCACCAAGATCGGGGAGCGTGCGGTCGAAGTCGGTGTCGCAGTTGTGGCAGATGCCCTTGCCTACGGAGCAGCCGACGAACCGGATGAAGGCCATGGGCACGCCTACATACATACCCTCGCCCTGCGGGGCTTTGAACTTCTCAGCGACGGGGAAACGCATTGGGGTTCCTCCAGGTAGCGGAGTACTTGTCGGTTTCGTGGACGGTTACTTTTGTAACGGATAAGAGGTGGTGGTGGACGAGTTCGCTACCAATCACTTCGGCAAGGTATTCGGTTGTAGGCTCCTCATTCGTTGAATACGTACGGAAACCCATGTCCTCAAGGACGATGAGGAGGGGGTCTTCCTTCTGTAAGATCATCGCATGATCCATCGGCTGGAGTACTTGCCAAAGTAAGGCGTCGAGGACTTTGAAGTCGAGGAAGCCAGTTACGTCGACGTCAACCACCACCACAATATTGTGGCCGTGTGGGGAGGAGCAAATGCCCTTGTAACTGGGCAAGCGGTGCCCAATACTAGCGGTTCTTTTGACTGTCACGATCATTGAGTAGTTCCTCCTCGTGCTTGCGAAGTATGGCACGTACTGCGTCCTTTACCTCACCCCACTTCTTCTCGTGTTCGGAGTAGTAACTGTGCGTGGTTGCGGTGGTCGCGATTGTCAGGCCGAAGAAGTCAACCTGGACGAGTGCAGTCACATTTCACCCGTTAGCTGTTCGCGAAGGGTGAGGAGGTAGACAACCTGGTCCACTGCCTCGTCGATCGCGAAGTCGAGGATGGAGATAGAAGATTTTGCGGACAAGTCCCCTCCATGCTCTTGTTGCCCACGCCGGTATTTGTCGCTGATGCGGTGGCAAGCAGCAACGTTGATACGCGACAAATGTCCCTCCTGCTCGGCTGTCATTGGAGGAGGAGTATCGAGCGTAGTTCCGAAGCCAGTATTCGCTGACATACATATTCACCTCTTGAAGGTTAGCAGATACGGGGTGCGTACGTTCGTGATAGTCACCCCGTATCTGCTAGCGGTCTAGACAGACGCGATGAACTTCTTCACTTCATTTCGGGCCTGGTACGTCTGGGCTCCAACCGTCCTCTCGGGCTGGATTGTGACAACCGCCATGAGTTCGACGTCCTTCAACTCATCCCAGTGCGGTTCGCCCTGGTCGTCCACCAACATCCACTCCTCGTCCATGCCGGCTGCCTCGCACAATTGGCGAAGCATGAAGTCGCCGCCCTTCTTGAAGGTGAGGGTGGTGTAGAGGTGGCGGCCAAGCACCACCTCACCGTTTTCGGAGTTTTCGTCGAGGATGACCGTTTCGACTTGCAAGTAAGGATCCTTCGCCTGGCTGTTCTGGTGTGCCGCCTTCCACGCGGCGTCGTGCACGTCGTTGAACTCGAACCCGTGGATGCGGATGCGGTACGTCCCTTCCTGGAAGGGTTTGCCCGAGGTCATATCCTTGACTGCGTAAGGTGCGAGATTCATTCCACACTCCCCATACCAACCCTGCTATGCAAAGTAGGCCAAACACCACTGGCAGGTTGATCAGTAGTAGGCCCATACCGCTAACGATTAGAGACAGGAGCAGTCTTTTTCCGATCAGCGTCAAATGTGATTTCGTTGAGGGCGTCACGGTCTCCCATCATGACTTTGATTAGTAGGCCAATGTCGGGTTTGACGTACCTCGGCAAGCGCATGCTTTCTGGTACGCGTACACCCGCAACTGCCCTATTTTCGGTTTCCGTTACAAACACTCGCTTACCCGAAACCATCTTCAGCCGGACGACTGCATCGAAGCTGCCGGGGAGCTCTTTGTATAGTTTTGCTCCAGGCAGTTCAATGCAGGGGTAGGAGACCTTGTCGGTACCTTCGCCCTCTTCCGCAAGGCCTTCTCTCGCTACGCAAATTAAGTGCGCGCGTAGCATCATCAACTTCTTTGTCGCTTGGCGTCCTTTCTCCGCCACGTATCCGTAGGGTCTGCGGGGATCCCAACCTGGCCCTGCCATCCCTACCTCAGTGCGTCCGAGCATTTTTAACGCCAGGTCCATCCACAACGTCCCGAAGCAGGAGTAGCTGTCTGCAATGACGTGCGTGTATGTGGTGCCTTGGTACTGGCAGTGGTCCTTGAACCTCATCATCTCCGCCAGGACCAGTTCGGCTGTCGGCCAGTCTCGCAGTTCGATGAAGGGGATCTTAAAGTCTTGGAGCGTTTGCAGACCTTGAGTGTCCCCGTCTTCGGAAGCAAGGATGATTTTCGGGTCAGGTGTTGTCTTTCCCGCCACGAGTGTTTTCCCCAGCTTCGCCGGAGCGTAGAGGAGGATTGTTGCCCACTCCGCTCTTACCAACGACGTCAGAGAAGGTGTGGGTAGTGTCGTCATAGATGAGCACCCTGTCGTTTTTCTCCGCCATTAACCTGCATGCAATTCTCCCATCCACGCTTATCATAGCGAAGATTGGTTTCCAGTCGTCGGTGCGGTAGCGTCGAAGCTCAACAGAGATGGAGTTGTCGCGAGTGGTGGGGATGAGGCGAACCTCACCCCACTTCTTCAACCCTTCGAAGAGCTCGAGCCGGGGGAGGACGCTATCCCTCGGCACTGTCCTTGTCCTCTTCGTTGTCGTCGTCGTTCTTAGCGTCTGCGAAGATGTCAACGGCAACATCACCAAAGGTGTCGCAGATGCTGTCTTCCTGCTCGTCGGTGAGCTCGCTGTTGTCGGTTACGACTTCGTCGACGAGGTCGGAGAGTTTGCTCTTAAATTCGTCACGTGTCATTGTACGGTCTCCTTCTCTTCGTTTTCGATGACTGCTAGGATGGCCCATTGACTCACGCTTAGGAACTCATGCTGTTCTCCTTTGTATGTGACGGTGAAGGGCTTGCCACTCCACCTGTCGAAGACGACCTTCTTGCCTTCCAGGCAGTCTTCTCCTTGTGCGTACCAGGTGAAGGTCGTGTTGTGGTGGACGACAAGTCCAGTTTTCGGCTTTTCTTTCGCCTTGCTGCCGTAGATAACGCCGAACTTAGAAGCGGTGAGTTCGGCGTCAGCTGTGACGAAGCAGTAGCCTGGACGAGCCCTCATGGCTGCACCTGCGGATCTACCTTGCCAGCTTTCTGAAACACTTCAGCGCGGAACCGATCGCACTGCGCCGAGAGTTCGTCGGCATCAAGGCTCTTGAGTGGAACGACAGTATCGCCACCCGCAACCCTGACGTAATTGGGCGTCAGCCACGCTTGGAGCACGACGCGGATCGTGGGTTGCCTCATGGCTGTTCCTTGCTAATCGTGATACTGCTTGGCTGGCCGTCCTCGGGAGGAAGCAGGGCCGCGAGATCGGCCCACGCGACATACTCGATCTTCCACGTCAGGCCATCGTTTCGTGTAATCGTGTGGGCATTGCGCGGCAGGGCGCGGATCTGCGCGAGGAGATCAGGGGCGGGCGGGTGCGCGTGCAGGAGCGCGGCCACCCGACTGAGTAGATTAGAGATACGAGCCGCCGATTCCCGATGAATCTCAGCCCATACCGTTCCGCCCTCTGGCATGAATCGATACTTGTCAAGGAACGCGGCCTGCCGTTCGCATTCTTCGATCACTTGTTCCAGTCCCACCCGGAGTCCGTCCGCGCTCATGGCTGCACCGGAGGATCAGGGAGCGCCAGCTTCGCGTTGAGTGCATCCCGTAACTGCTCTAGCGACCGATATGTGAACACGCTGTCCGTGATGCCCATCCACCGGCAGGGGTCTGCTTCCATCGCTACCACGACCTTTCCAAGATGCAGATACCAACGGCCCGTAGACAGGCCAATTTCAAACTTCTCCTGTGGGGGCGTCGGCGGGTCCCTCTCGGCTACTTGGCGCGGTTGATCGGCAACTGATTGGCCTTTAAGAGCTTGGTTTGCTCGCGTAGTTCCTTCAGGATTTCTGAGAGCACCGACTTCAGCCCGTCGATGTCCTGCTTCTCTGCGGCTCGCGTCTCGTTCATGTTCTGCCTCCTGTCGGTCCCCCTCGGTGTCCAGCACGGCGGCAAGTTCGTCCGCACACTCAGAATAATCACAATATCCGCCCCGCCGCCATTTTGCTTCTAGCTCTCGGAGTCGTCGTTCGTCTATCATCTCCCTACCTCGATGTTTGCTAAGAGCGAAGCGTTCGCCGGGATGTCGACGTAGTCCGCATCTCTCTGACGATATAGGGCACGTCGAGTTGGATTGTCTTCCAGACAGAGTTCACGATAGACGCAAGTTCCGTAGCGGAAGCATTCGTTGGTATTCTTATAGAAAACGGTCTTGGCATCTTCACCGGCAGAAACACGAGCCTTTCGCCACGCGATCTCCTTACCAATCTCAACAAACTCTCGCTCGAATTCACCAAGCTCTTCGTCAGAACGTGTTTTGAGGTCACGGACATACTGCGGGATTTTTGTCTTGACGAGGACATCGATAATCACCCCTGCTACTCTTTGCTTGAGGAATTTGGTGATGGCGTAGGAGTACGCTGAAAATTGCATCGCCATCTCATACTTCGATAGGTCCCGAAGGTCGAGCTTGCCCGCTGTCTTGTGGTCGACAATCCACAGTCTTTGGTTCCAGGTGGCGAGTTTGTCAGTGCGGAAGACGAGAATGATGTTGGTGCCTTCGCCCACCTCCACCTCGCCCTTAGTCTCCTGCGCGATGGGAATCCAAGTTGTCTTGCCGTCGTACTCCTCCGCGTAACCACGAAGTAGCTTCTCCACAATTTCGGATTGTGTGGAGAGGTCGTCGAGGTCGCCTGGCATGAGGCGCTTTGGGAGACTTGCCTTGAGGTTCTTCAACGACTCCTCAACGGCTTTGTCGACACTCTCTCCACTACCCAACAACGCAAGGCCAAGGTGGGTTGCGGTGCCGGTGTTGAGAGCCCATTTTGGTCTGTCTGATTCGAGGCGGCAGACATCCCACCAGTAGAATTTCCGGTGGCAGTCCTCATAGAGCTGTGCCCGGCTCTGGTTCAGGAACAACTTCGTCTGCGCCACGTCCGCCATCACCAAATTCTGCTTCGTGTTGGACTGCCAGAAAGTCAGGGGGAACGTCTCCATCTCCACCTCTCATGCTGTTTCGTACGAGTTGTTCTTGCTCGGCGGACAGTCGCGAAGCAGCTAAGTCGTTTCCGAAGAGGAAGGCGGAAGCGAGTGGCACGTTGCCGTCATTAGGTCGCACAAAGCCCTCAAAGACGCCGCCGTATCCACCGCCATATCGGCCGTCACTGCGCAACGACGCACGGACGTGAAGCATGCCTCCTGAGAGTCGAACAGTGAGCCAGCCACCACCAACGATACCATATGTTCGGAGAGCCCGTTCGCTGTATCCAGTAGTGATGTCAAGGTCCGACACATCTGGCCAAAGCTCTCTTGTGCTTGGGAGTGGGAAGGCTTCGACGTCTGGGATCTCTCCCTGATCGACGGCGCAAAGGCCAGTGGCGATGCTGCTGGCGACAGCCGGAGCGATGTTAGCTTCGGTGATGAGGAATTCGGTGTATCGTCGTCTTGTTCCATAGTCCGTCCATTTACTAACCAACGCTGTTAGGTACTCATCGCACTGCGCCGCGTCCCAGGCGAAGGGGACGGCACGAAGTACGTATTGACGGAAGGGGCCGGTTTTTACCGGCGGGCTTATCGCAAGGCCAAGGCACGAGGTGTTGTCGTCGTAGCTGTGAGTGCGAAGCCAGAGTCCTTCACGGGGACTGGACCAGATATCTTGGCGGGTGCGGAGGTGGTCGAGGAGTTGCTCAAACTCCCACCATTGTAGGTTCATACTATTAGGCCTCCAGGAGTGCGGGGTCTTTCTCTCCCGCGGAAGCGAAGCCTTCAACGCGGATCTTACAGCTGTCACACTCCCCACAAGGTACGTCTCCTCCCGCGTAGCAGGACCAGGTGAGGCCGTATGGCACTTTCAGGCTGCGCCCGAGAATGATGATTTCCGCCTTTGTGAGGTGGATGAGAGGAGTGTAGATGGTGACCTTTTGGGGGTTGACGTCCGACGTCTTAAAGCCCAACGCCAGGTCGATCGTCTCCATCAAGGCTGCGAAGAATTCGGGTCGGCAGTCGGGATAGCCAGAGTAATCAACTGCATTCCATCCTCCGACGATGTCGTAAACTTTTTCCACGTACGCAATGCCTGCCGCGATGGAAAGCATGATGAGATTGCGGCCTGGGACGAAAGAAGGAGGAAGGTCGGACGGTGTCCTCTCAACGCTTTCAACGCTTGGATTGCCGTGGACAAGGCCGGAGGTAAGTGAGCTACCTCCAATAGTGGCGAAGGCTTGCGCGAGGTTGATGTTGCGTGGTGGTGCGAGGTCGAAGTGACGGCAGAGGAGTTGCGCACACGCTTGTTCTTTGGCATGTCGTTGTCCATAGAAGAAGGAAAGGGGGATGTGCGGAGGGGCTGTGTTGCGTAGCGCCCAGGCTAGGGATGTTGCTGAGTCAAGACCGCCAGATACGAGGATCACACTCATTCTCCACGCTCCTTGAGATATTCCGCTTCCAGTTTCCGCATGATGCTGCGTTTTGTTTGCTCGTAGATGTTTTGTACGTTGCCAACCTCAACCTCCACATTCCACTTTTCGCGGAGGAGCGCTGCGTCGGCCTCGTATGTGGTGATGAGCGCTTTGGGGTAGGCAAACTCTGCACGGTAACCACGAGTGTGTTCAACGATCTGCCCCCAGAGGTACACTTGCCCGATAACCGGCCCGAAGGCCATGTCCTGGCAGAGTTGGTGGATGGTTTTGAAGGCGTACATTCCAACATTTCCACCTTTATAGGAGAATTGCCCTGGTGTGAAGGCGGGTTTGGCTGGCCCTCCGCAGTGATCGCAAATACTCTGCACGGGCTTGCCAGGCAGCCAGTAGTAGTTCCTTGCGTAGGCTTTCAGGCCGCCTGTGGAGCGGTCGATGCCTCCCCACGTTCTCCAACCAATAAGCGGTTCGAAGTAGTCAGGAATTTGCATCGGGCACCTTCTCCACTCTCATCATCTTATTGTACGCCTTGTACACTCCAATGATGTCGAAGCTGCCCTTGGTGAGGCGGAAGATCAGCACTCCTCCTTCGCAGTCAACCGTGCCTGCAAGAACGTCCTCGTTGACGTCTCTTCCTTCCTCATCCTTGCCGATCGTAATCCTATACCGGTACATGGGTCGGTACGGGAACGTCTTCGTGTGTTGGTACGGTCACCGGACGGGTTGCTGGTTGCTTTTCTGGTATAGACTGCGGCACCTCCACTGGAAGTTGTACGGGCTCCACGATGATGGTGCGGAGCGGTTCACCTACGTTTGCCATTTGTCCTCCTCAAGTTCATTGGTTGAGCTAGAGGAAGGGGAGTGTGCAGTCCTCCCCTTCGTGTATTACGCGGACGCGGTGTCGAGGCCGAGTTCTTTGGCGCGAGCCAAGACGAGCTTAATGCGGGCGTTGCGCTTGTCGCGGTACGCCTTCTGCTTGTCCTTGTTCTTCGCCATGTACGCCTTACGCTGTTCTTTGATCTTGGCGTACGCTTCCGGATCCGCCTTCAGCTTCTCGTTCCGATCCTTCTGGTACGCAAGACGCTTCGTCTTGTTCTCGGGGGACGAGTTGTACTGAACCTGCTTCGCCTTCCGCTGCACCTTGTCCGCTTGGGCTTTCGCGAACTCGGCACGAAGTTCCTCTTCCGACATCTGTGCTACGGACTGCTGGATCTCGTCGAGAATGCTCATGCTGCCTAACGGCTCGCCGGACATGTTGCTGTCTGCGAAGCCGCCTCCTGCGCCTCTACACGTTGCTGTGGGGCGCGTAATGGAAGTGCGTGATTGCACTTCCAAACTCTTTCTCTCTCATCAACCATATGTTATTATACTACACTTAAAAGTAAAAATCAACTTCTAAGTTAGGCTCCTCCTCTCATCCGCGATCGCACCATGCGGTTCGTCCCGAGGCGGTGGTGGTAGCGGCATGTGCCTTCACGACTCTTAACATCCTTCTTCATCTCAAACTCGCCCGTGTCGTGGTTGAAGGCCATGTCTTCGACGTCGGAGTTGAAGCGGCGTACGCGCTTCACGCGCTTGCAGATTGTGCAGTAGAAGCGTTTCACTTCGCCACCTCGTATGATTCATCCTCGATGAACGTGTCATCCCACCCCTCTTGAAAGGACGGAAGTGCGTTGGAGATTGCGTCGGAAAGAGCATCCATCTCCTCGACGGTGGAGTCACTTTCATTCGCGCGCTTCCAGATAGTATCTGCTATCTCTATCGTCTTGTAGAGCTGGCAGTAGACGCTTACAAGGATCTTCACAACCACACCTTCACGAGCTTGTCGAGGAGGCTTTCAATGCGGTCGAGGCGTGTGATGATGCCGTTCGCCTTCGGCTCTTCTTCCTTCCTCTTCGCGAGGACCTTCTCTACCACCACAGGAATTTTGTTGCTGCCATTCTTCACATGCTGTAGTGCGTCGATAACTGCTTCGATCGACATTGGATATCGGTAAACCCTCGTCAGCTTGTTCACCTCGGCAGAATCGAACTGAGCGAAGTGCTTCTGCGCTCCTTCTTTGATCGGCCGTAGGTCGGTGAGGATCTTCGCCTCCACGAATTTCTCAATTGTGGTGTTGCCGCAACCGAGCTTTTCCTTCGCCTGTGTTCGTGAGAGTTTCATCATCTCCGTCCTTTCGGAATACGTTGTAAATACCACTGTACACTACACTCCACACAGAGCTTGGAGAGAGCCGTTACAGCAGGCCTTTCAGGGTGACATTTCGCAGGAATGACGTTGGTAACCCGCGCAGCAGGTGCTCGTACGCCCGCTTCCGTTCTGATGGTATCGAACTCTGCCGTAGTTCCCTCAGGAGGCCGTGAAGCAAGTGTGCTCGGGTTTTCTCGGACACTGAAAGGGAGTTGGGCGTGCACACCCCTCCTAGAGCTTCGATGCAACTCTCGGATAGCTTTTTCACCAACCTCGGCGGAAGTGATGATGAAGGGCGCGGTTTTGTGTTCCCAGGACATGTAGCCGATAGTTTTATCATCGTCATCTTTCGTCTTACAGATTACGCAGAGGGTAGTCTCTGGAAGTATCCGTAAGCGCTCTTTCGAGATTGCTTCCTTACACACCACACACTTTCGTGAAGGGGATAAAGAGTGATCAGTGGGCATCTGCTACCGTTCCCTTCGCCTTTCACCAACGATCGCCACCCACCACAAAAGGCAAACAGCAGAGAGGAGGAAGAGTTGCGGGAACTTTGTGAGGAGGAAGTTCATATAACCTCGATGCTCTGAACTTCGTTGACATCGATAACACGTGTGGGATTGTCATCCTTCGCGTCGACGCTATCTCCCTCCCAAAGGAGAAGGTTGTGTTTGCCCATCACCACTTTCCAGATGTTGATGACTTCGGGAACACCTTTACAACCCTCTAACCAGATTTTGATTTGCATGAGCTCCGTCCTTTCGGATCGTTCCACACACCACAACTGGATTGTTGTGAGAATATGTAGAAATTCATAATACAATTATAGTACAACAAAATAAAAAAATCAAGGGAGGAAGAGCGGAAGAACCGCTATTTTTGAAATATTCCTACCCTTGCTTCGTTTGTATCTGCGTACCATTTGTAAGATCCAGAAGGTAGGTAAGTACTTCAGCTTTCTTCCCCCGAATCTTCTCTTCCTCTAGAGAGAGATACTGTAGATACCTCAATGCTATCCTCGCGAGTTGCGTTGGTGTCTTTGTTGTCATTTTCCTTCTCCTCTACAAGTTTCTCCAACTGCGTCCAAGCGGACTGTGCTTCCCACTCGGCCTTCACCACCGCGTAAGGAACGTTTCTCTCCTTCGCCTCCTTTACTATCTCCGGGATGGGAGCTTCAACCTCCACCTCAATTGGATCCGTCGCAACATGGTCAATGCGTCCGGAGGCTACATCTTCCCTCCGAATAAGAACAATCGCATCCGTCCTCGCGGTAATCTCCGCGAGCGCCTCATCAACAGAAATACCGTCCGCCACCGCAAGTTTCTGTGCGTGGATGAGTTGCTTCTGCTTAAGCCTGTACTTCGCCTGCGCAGCCTTATGCGTCTTTGGGTTCTTCTGCCTCATCAGTTTCTGATACTCGGCTGAACCTACAATGATGTCGGGTCCGAACTGTCCTGTTCCACGAGCGGGCATAGTTAAAACCTCCTACAGATATTATAATACAGAATCTTTTGAAAGTCAACGTCAATAGTATGTTGTGTAGGGTCTTAATCTTGTAAAGGATGCCAAGTGGGTGTGTGTATTAAAAAAGGGGTAGATGAAGATATATATACGATACGTATTATATATTATGGTTCTTATTCTTTATTACATAATAAGAATAAGCCGTCATTGGCAAGGATATTAGATCCATACTGCAGAATGCATAAAATTCAACGAACTGCCGGAGGGGAGGAGGGTTGCGAAGCAAAAAAAAACCTTAACTTTTGAGGGTTAAGGTTTTTCTTTTCCTTTACAAACTTTCCAACTTGCCTTTATCCCTTGTATTCTGAAAGTTTCTGACCTTTCAGCAAGGACTTGATGAGGAGATTCTTTTTCTTGTTGTAACCTTCCCTATAGTTGAGGTTGTCAAAATTCCTTTGAAGGAGGACAACAAGTTCCTTTTCTGTCAGTTTGTTCAGTTCCATTGCGGATTTGAGAGAGTCAAACTTTGTGTTGTACATAAACTGTCCTTTCGGATTGTTAACAATTCAGTTAAAAACTTTGAAAGGAAAGTTTGTAAAGGTTTTATTCAGTTTTCAAAGAACTTATCTAACTTACAAATACATTATATAATAAAGTTTATAAAGAAGCAACATCGATTTCGATTTTATTTTCTTTATCACTCTTCTCCTCCTATTCTCCAGTGTACATTTGATCCCAAGGACCTTTGCGTCGTAAAGTACTTTGCGGCACAACGAACTCTCGGCGACAAAGTACTTTGTGGTGTAAAGTTCTTTACGGGGGACGTCCGGACCATCGCAAGCAGCCCCCGGGGGGGAGTCTCCTCTTACGTACGTACGGGTTTTTACGCATGCCTATTTCAAATTCAACTCTCACTCCACCTCTCGTTCTAGACGTTGACCTGCCCGTAAATCCGTGATATAATATCCCATACCGTGCATATGCAGTTGCCCTTTCCTCACCCGGTTCGGACTGTGTGGAAGCTACTTGCCCTTTTACGACGGGACAACCCCGACATCACCAATGGTGAATGTGCGAAGCAGTTGGGCTATAACGCCAACAGCATTGGTGCTTGGTTAAGGTCCCCTCTCTACCAGTCCTACGAGAATTGGCTGATTGAGCAGACGTACGACTCTCAGTCACTCGCGGTGAAGGTGAGTAGGGCGGACGTAAAGGAAGAGCTGGACGAGTTTGCGGTGGAGATGCTTGGCAGGCTCCGCGACATTGTCGAACATAGTTCCGATGAAAAGCTCATTGCAAGCATTGGTTTCGACGCCCTCGACAGGGCTGGTTACGCCGAGCCCAAGCGCGATGCGCAACGTCCAATCCAACTCATCTTGACAAGTGAAGTCCTTTCGGCGTTGATGCAGCGTTCTAGAGAGATAGCAGATACCACAGACGTAGTGGTTGGCGAGGTTCTGCAGTCTGAGAGTGTTGCGTAGTGGATATAATCGAGACAAAGGCGAGGGAACAGATCTTCAACGGCCACGTCCCAACAGACTCCGTTGCCGACGAAGTCTTGGAGAAGACGAGGGAGAATGGCCGTAACAGCCTTTACTTCTTCGCAACTGCTATTTGCGGTTTTGATAAGGTCCAACGCAACCCCCACCTCGAGCTTTGTTCCTTCATCCAACGCATCCCTAAACGCCGCAAGGTGTTGCTGATCCCCCGCGACTGTTACAAGTCCACCATCGCAAGTAAGGCGTTGCCGTTATGGATCCTTTTACAGAAGGACTTTTGCGGCCTGCCTGGACGAGAACATCGAATACTCTGCGCTTCGTTCTCATCCGACAACGCCAAGAAACAAATCAAAGCGATTCGCCATTTAGTCGAACGGAATACGTTGTTGCAATTGCTGTACCCGGAGATAATGCCGGACTTCAGCAGGACAACTTGGACCGACAGCAACCTTCTATTTCCACGAGACGGCGTGTATGGTGAAGACACAATTGAAGCTGCCGGGGTTGATACGCACCTTGTCAGCCGCCACTACACGGTACAAATTAAGGATGACCTCGAGGATGAGAAGGCAATGCAGTCGCCTACCGTCCGAAGTAAGGTCTATTCTTGGTATAAGAGTGCCGAAGCCCTCTTCGTCGACGAGCAAAGCGCCTTTGACCTGCTAGTCGGCACGAGATGGGGTGTGGATGACCTCTACGCGCAGATTAAGCAAAACGAAGCTGGTACGTATGAGTTCCTCTGTCGCCCCCTCCACTGGGACCGGGAATCCCTCCTAGCAGACGTTAAAAGCGCGGCGGAGAGTGATAGCCCGCCTGTCTACGACATGGACCCGGAGAAGTACGCGCCGGAACCGAAGAAGGAGTACTTCTTCTTCCCCACGCTCTTCCCGAAGGAAAGTTGCGAGAGGATCAAGCAGAAGCAGGGGACGTTTATGTATAGCATGCTATACCTAAACAACCCAAAGGACCCCGCCCTCGCTGAGTTTAAGGAAAGAGACTTCCGTTACTTCGTCTTCGACCCTACCGGGCAGTTGGTCCTGGAGCACGATGACGGTACAAAAGAAGTTGTCCCTTTTGATTCCCTTAAACGTGTTATGTTTTGGGACCCTGCTATGTCTGGACCCGAGCAGAAGCGGAACGACCGCAACGCTATGGTGGTGGTTGCTCGCGATAGCCATGATCGTTATTTCGTACTTGACGCGCTCATCGAACGGCAAAACCCCACCTTCCTTTACCACAAGTTTATCGGACTTCACAAGCGCTACGAAATACACAAAGCTGCAATTGAAGACGTGGCTTTCCAGCGTGTTCTTAAATTCCCACTCTACCAAGCGCAGATGAAGTTTGGTCATAAATTCCCGGTTATAGACCAACGGCCGGTAGGGGATAAGGACTCGAGGATTCGGTCCCTGATCCCTTACGTGGAGAGCCACCAGTTGTGGTTACGGCGAGGGCTGAAGGACTTGTTGGAGGAGTTGAAGGGCTTCCCGCTATTCCCGACAAAAGACGGCGTGGATGCCCTCGCAGCCTGCATTGAGTTGCAAGGGTTAAAGGGCCCAGTTTCAGAACGCCAGCAGAGAAGGAATGAACGGGACGACAACAGACGATCGGCCACGCGCAACACCCTCACGGGTTATTGAAGGTGCAAAATGGCGAAGAAGGAGCGAGACAATGAGTTTCATCCGCGCAGCTCAGAAGGGTCACCGCGATCCAAAACCAGCAAACAAAGTGGGCGTGACGGCGGGCAAGTACGCGAGCGATTGGGACGACGCGAAGGTGGGAGTGACGCGAGACAGCGTACCGACACGGCCCGTGTCGACGATCAACGGGTGCGCCGGCAGCACGAGAGGATCGAGCGGGAGCTCGAGTTGCAAGGTCGGCGAAACCACATCTCGCATGGGTGGGACAGGCAGTCCAGGCCAAATGAAGGGCAGCGGGAGCGCGTACAAGGGAAGTCACGGAACAGTGGCACAGTACAGGGGGAGGTGAGTAATGGGAAACAGCTTTCACAGCGGCAGAGGGATCAACAGTCTGGGCGTGAAGCCGGGATTCGTGAAGGGCGGTTCGACACGAGGCAAGACAGCGAACGGGTCGGCCAGCAAGGGCGGCGGGGACAAGAGCGGGGGAGTGAGTCTGGACGGGGGGAATCCAGGACCACCAGCAGCCATGTGGAACAGCTTCGCGAACGACGAGACCGACAACCCGGCCAAAGCGCCGATGAAGCACGGAAGTGGGCAAAAGGGGTCAGCTCGCGGGAGAAGTTCGAACGCCCCACAAGTATACTAAACACGCACAACGCAGGAGTGTACCGTGATGCGCGTCCTCGACCGCGTTAGCAGATACGTACTGATCACTCTCCTCCTCCTCTTATCGACAGTCGTAAGCGCTCAGACCGTTACGGCGGCGAGTACGTTGCAGTGGACTTTAGTAGGTCAGGGCTTTGCTACATCTCAGTCCGCTGTGTATAAGGCGTATGTTGACGCAACCACGACGGGTGTCACCCTCACCACCGTGACTTGTGTTGCGGGGGTACCCACAAGTAACGCGGCCTGTACGAGTGCAATGCCTGCGCTCACGCCGGGTACCCACACGCTGGTGATCACACAGAGTATCGGCACGGCGGAGAGTCCGAAGAGTAACGCCGCAAGCGTAACCTTCACTGTTGTGGTTACGCCGTCGAACCTAACCGCGGTGCCGTAACATGCCCGATAACGTTGCGCCGGTAAAGAATACCCTTCAGCCCCAAGACATCACGCTCAACGACTACCAGAAAACTGCGTTGATGCAGGACGTTCACGCGCAGCTAACGTCAGCAATTACGCATAGCGATTCGAGGCAGAACTTCCTTGCGAAGCTGTTGAAGGCGTACAAGGCGATGCCTGAGTACGAGGTGAAGAACTTCCCTTGGCCAAACGCCAGTAACGTTGTGATTCCCATCGTTGCCATTACGGTCGACACCGTTGCGTCGCGGCTGCAGCGGGCGGTGTTTGGAGCTAAGGATCCGGTTGAGGCACACATCAACACCAACACACCCTTCTTGATGACTGTCCCGCCGGATCCTGACAACCCCCAAGCTGCGGCGGCTGGCCCTCAGCAAGTGCCAATCGACGACAAACTCGTCCGTGACTGGGCTGCGTCCTTCCTCCGAAGTAGCGGCGCGCTCGACCGTCTCCGTACTGTGTTCATAGACATGCCGTTGTACGGCGAGGCGTTTGTAAGCCCGTTGTGGGTGGATGACAAAAAGACCTACCACGCCTACGACACAACAGGCGAGGTTGTTGTCCAAGAAATCCCCACATACACAGGTGTGAGGTTTAACATTGCAGCCGCGGCGGACGTACTAAACCCCACCGGCTTTGATGAGTGGGACCAACTTCCTTGGGTGGCGTTGCGGTTAAGGTATAGTAAAGTCGACCTCAACAAGCAAGTAAAGGATGGGGTTTTTCAGAAGGAAGATGTTGATAGGTTAAGGGCGAAGGAGAGGGACGACAAGAGACGGAAGGTTGAGCGGACGGCCGAGCACGTTACGGACATGCCGGACCAAATCTACGAACTGTACGAGGTTAGGGGGATGTTTGAACTTCCGGGGGAGACCGCGGAAGCTGAAGCATCTTTTGAAGAGGTGGTCCTAACCTACAGCCTCGACTTTAGGATCTTAATGCGGGCTATCTACAACCCGTACTTTGGGAAGAGTAGACACTTCGTCCGCGTCCCCTACCTCGTCCAGCCTCACGAACTGCATAGTATTGGCGTGGCGGAGATGGCTCTGCCCTTCCAGGAAGAGGCGAGTACCGCCCACAACCAGGTTATTGACGCTGCGACGGCCGCTAACGCAGGAGTGGTGGTGGTTAACAGTGAAATGAACCTGGGTCCCAACGAAGAGATCCACCCCGGCAAGACCGTTACTACAGACGGCGACCCGAACAAAGGCATGGCGGTCTTCCACCTTGCAGAACCCAGTCCCGTACTGGGCCAGGCTGAGGAGAAGGCCTTCTTCATGAATGAGAAGCGGACGGGAGTGTCCGTGTATAACATGGGGATGGAAAGTCCCGTTGTCGGTTCGCGTGCAACAGCTACAGGCACCACAGCTCTCATAAACGAAGGGAATATGAGATTCTGGGTGTCGATCGACGACATGAGGCGTGCAATTGAAGAATTACTATACCTAACAATCCAACAAGAGCAGCAGATGCGGCCGGAGGGGTATTACTTCGAGTCTGGCCGGTTCATCCAATTCCCTCAGGGTGACCCACGAGAGAAACTCGCACTCCGCCTGTCTATGTCGTCGGAAAGCGTAAACCGCGACCTCGAAGTTCAGCAGATGCAGATGTTGATGCAGGTGGTGAACGACTACTACATGCGCCTGAACCAGGCCATGATGATTGTGGCTAACCCCCAGTTCCCACCGCAGGCGAAGTTCGCAGCTGTCCAGACAATGGAAGCGAGTAGTAAGATTGTGAAGAAGTTCGTCGAGCGGTTTGACGTGGAGAACCTCGACGAAGTCGTGCCGACGATTCTCGGTGCGTTGCAGGGTATGGCGAGTGCCATGCAAGCAGCAGGAGGAATGAATGCAACTGGACAGGGACCGATGGCTCAAACTCCCCCCGGACCTCCGCAAGCTGTACCTCAACGTCCTGGAGGCGGACCTGGAGCTGGCCCGCAACCACCTCCAGCAAGCGGAAGAGTCCAGTGACATCCTCCGACAACAGGGGGTCGTACGGTATTTATCAAGTCGGTTAAAGACGTTGACAAACGTCAAGGAGACAGACAGTGGCGAAGATCGAAACAGACCAGAACGGCATAGTCACGACTCCGGCGAGGTTCGCGGGCCGGCACATTGACGAGGTGATGGACTACCTCGATGGGTTGGAGGCCGCTGTGTCTTCCTCCTCCTCCCACACGGAAGATCCTCCACCAAAGCCGGTTGCAAAGACGCCCGAACAGATTGCGGCGGAACGGCTTGCCGCTAGCTCGCACAACCGTATCGATCCCCTACAGCAGATGACGTTCCAACGGTTCGAGCAGGACGATGAGGAGCAGTTTTCGAAGACTGTCGAGGACTACGACGTTTACAAAGAGAAGATCGATAAGTTGAAGAACACGCTTCACCCGGCGCAGCGCGCCCAGAAGAACCTCCACCGTACTCTTTACATAAACGTCAAGAGTGAGGATCCGAAGGTGCGCGGGAAGATCTTTGCGAAGGTTGAAGCAGATCCGCCGCCGGTTGAGGGCGATGAAGAGGAGACTCCGCCTCCTTCGCCGGGTGTAGAGAAGCCTCGAGTTGCTGCGCCGGCGGCGGCTCGTCCGGGGCCTCGTCCAGCACCACCACTAGCCTCTCCCACGCCGGCAAGTCGCCCTGCGCCGGTTAATAGTAGTAAGGAGAGGAAGCCGAAACTCGTCGCGACGGATAAGATCCGTTCTTTCTGCCGGGCCACTAACCAAAACTTAGACGCGTATTTGATGCGGTTGGAAGACAACGGCGAGACGCAGGAGTCGTTGAACGGTGCGGGACAGATGGGTCGGAGAGAACAACCACGGTCTGTTTATGACCGTACAAAGGCGGTGCGGTCATGAGACAGAAACCCGATCGGCTTTTCGTTCCTGACAAGGATCCGGACTTCGTTTACCACTGGATGAACAATGCGGCGGGCCCGCAAGGTGACCAGAACATGTACATGGCCCAGCACGAAGGGTGGGAACCGGCTCCCATGGATCCGTCTAAACTCCCTCCGGGAGTACTCGAAGCCACTTTGCAGACGACAAGTCAGCCAGGTGGTGGTACGACACACCGAAGAGGTGACCTCGTCCTGTATAGGATGAGGCGAGAGGCGTGGGAGAAGTTGCGGGAAGAGGAAAGGTACGAGAACCAAAAGCGGCAGGACACGACCCTCGACACGATGGTCATGCAGGCGCAGGAGAACGCAGCGAAGAACCTCCGGGATAGAGGGCAGAAACGCATCCCCCGGGATTTGGTCTTCCGTGAAGATGTGGGCGATCCCCACTAGTACACAGAAAAGAGGAGTGAATGGCTACACAAGCAAAGCTTGCAGTTAGAGCCGTCCGCACTCTCTCTGGCAGTCCAATCCCTCGGCAGATGTTTCCGGAGAAGGCGTCCTCGACGTTTAAGAAGGGCGCGCTTTGCTTCGTGAACGCAGGCTTCCTCGACGAGTGTGGTGCTGACCCGTCTTTGATGATGGGCATCGCAACCGCCGACGGCAGCAACAACGCAGCTGATGGTGGCGTCAACAACATCGTGGAGTTGGCACACCCCGACACGTTGTTTCGTGGGTACGTGGACACCAGTGCGAGTGAAGGAACGGGCACGACAGCGACAACCGACCTCGGTAAGGGGTATGGGTTTACGAAGAGCGCGACGGGTGGAATTTGGTATGTGGATAAGAACAAGACCACAACCTCCAACCGTGTGAGTATCTGGGAGTTCTGGTCCGAAGCAGGGTATGCGGTGGGAGACGTTCGTACACACGTCCTCTTCTCCTTCACCCAGTTCCGTATCGCATCCTTCAACACGGCATTCCAAGGAAGTGTGGGGGCATAAATGGCATCTACAACAGGTGGATTTGCCTCCCTCCTCGCTCCCGGTCTCTTCGACGTACTCTTCAATGAAATAGACCACCAGCCGAACCAGTGGGTTCCGGTTTTCAACGTCTATGACAGCGAGAGGCAGTACGAAGAAGAGTTGAAGGTTGCGGGGTTGGGAAGCATGGTGGCGAAGCCGGAAGGCACGAACACCACGTTTGACGATCCGATCATCTCGGGTAAGGTTCGGTACACGCACGCTTCTTACGGTCTTGGCTTCCGCGTCACGAGGGAGATGTACGACGACGACCTGTACGACATCATGAACGAGATGGCGGCAGAGTTGGGCAGGGCAGCGGCGTACAAAGTCGAGGTGGATGCGTGGTCCATCCTCAACAATGCCTTCTCCAATACCTTCGCGGGCATTGACGCTTTGGCACTTTGCCATACCTCCCACACAAGACTTGACGGTGGCACCGTCATTGCAAATCGGCCGTCGACAGACGCCGACTTCTCCTTCACTTCATACCAAGCCGCTTTAGATTCCTTCAACACTATGCTGGATGACAGGGGACGGCCACTAGTGCTCTATCCGAGCTTGGTGGTGGTGGACCCCACCTTTCAGTGGGCGGTGAAGGAAGTTATCGGGAGCGAGTACAAGCCATATACGGCTGGCAATGAAATCAACCCCTTGAAGTTGGATGGGGTTGAGTGGCTCGCGTCCCGCTACTTCACGACCGCAAGACAGTGGTTCTTCATGTGCCCACCGAAGCAAGAAGTTAAGGGTGGCCACGACATGAAGTTCTTCTGGCGAACGAGACCGGAGACGTCCGACGCGGATGACTTCCAGTCGGGCGACGCCATGTTCAAGATCTTCGCGAGGTACAGTAAAGGCTTCGCGGAGTTCCGAGGCGTCTACGGCACCACAGGCGGTTAACTCGGCGGGGCTACGTTCGTAAGGGCGTAGCCCCTGATCTCTCATCGTAGAGAGAGGAGAGTGCAGAATGGCCGGTAGTAAGCTCAAGCGTCCCCTTCCAGGTTTTTCCCCCTTCCGAAAACCAAGCCGTGCGTTAAGTGGTGGTGCGCCGTTAACTGGAGGTAACCCGTCCGGGTTCATCCTCGAGGACACTGCCGGTAACGCTTGGTATCTTTGGTTCGACACAAACGGCGTACTCCGCTTCACGGATGCGGTGACGGCTGAGACGGCCGGTTTCAACTTCAACACAGGCGGTAGCATTGCGGGCATCGAAACGTTCACGGTAGGCCTCCTCGCGTCGGCAGTCGATACCGACATTTGGGTAGCACCACAAGCTGCGATTGTTGTCGGGTTTAGGGAAAGTCACTCCGTCGTTGGTGGTGCTAGCGCGGCTGTCAGGCCTCGTAAGATCACCGACACTTCCGCGCCAGGAGCCGTTGCGAGTGGTACGGTGAAGGAGTTGACCACGGCCAATATCGACTTGACGGCGACAATTAACACAGTTGTAAGTCCTGCACTTTCTGCGACGGTAGCCGATCTCACCTTCGCAGTGGGCAACCGGCTTGCACTCGACTTTAGCGGCACGTTAACTAACCTTGTTGGTCAGTTGACGGTAAGCGTCGCTTTGATCGGTTAAGGAGGAGGAGAATGTCAATTAGAGCTGTATTCACCCCAGCAGGGTCGATTGCGTCGGCGAGGGAAATGGCGCTCGCCGAGGCGCAGGCGATTTTCTGCCTTACCAACCCCACACTTGGCACGGCGATTTCCGGTCACGCAGCGCCTACCACCTTCGACGAGACGAAGGCGTTGCTGTACCTCTTCAACAACGGCAGTAAGTACGTGCATTTGATGAAGGGGGCGTTGAAGCTAAGTAACGCAGGCACCGCAGGCACGACAATCCGCTTTACGGGGTGCCTGGACGTTGGTCCACGTACCCCCACAGGAGGTACCGCTGCCGCTAACACCCTCAACAAGGGTGGTACTGGTGGTGCTGCTGTTTCGAACGTCACAGCGTACTTCGGAGCGGTTGTGATTCCCGCACCCAGTAACAACCGTCAGATCGTTCACGACGCCCAGTATAGAGATGTGATTGGGGTTGTGAGGGATACGTACGGTTTCGTTTGGGGTGGAGCACCTATCCCGTTCTACATGCCGCAGACCGCCACGAACGGTACGTCGGAGGCAGACATCGTTGTGGGGTATGATTCGGTGGTGATTCCGCCGGGATACGTCTACACCCTCCACCAGTGGAGCGCTTCACAAAGTGGCGCGTATCAGTTCGAGCCGGTCTCGTTCAGCTACGCGGAGGTGTAATATGTCCGTAACAAGGAAAGGCCGGTCGATCATCATGACGGCCGCTTCTGACCTATACAACTTCCCCGTGCGTGTACGACAGGTGAGGTTTGTTGGGACAGGCCTTACAGTCGGGCAGGAATTACGGCTGAAGGAGTTCGACACGAACGGCGCGGTTATCTGCGACCACTTCGTGACAGCCACGACGGAAGACTTCATTGTTTGGGAAGCTGGCGACCGTCTTGGTAGTTGGGTCCGTAAACCGTTCGTGGACGCCATCCCAGCTGGTGGTGGTGGACAGATTATCTTTCAGCTGTCGTAGGGGGAGACATGCCTCAACTCGATCCGTTGTGGAAGAAAATCGCAGAGGACGCTCCAGATAGCCGGGTGAGTGGGACGAACCTCACTTGGTCGAGGAAGGAGCAGAAGGATAAGTTCCTCGGCAATATGGAGATGTGCTACTGCGCGAATTGCGGTAGGGAAAAGGGAATGATTACGAAAAACTGGGCTGCGTACGTCTTCGCACTCTGCGACGACTGCGTTGCTAAACATGGGCCACCGCCAGGCATGCAGCAATTGCCTGATGAGTGGGTAGAGGGAGGGAAGTAACGTGCCGTACTACTACTCAGTTACGAAAACACCGACAACTCCAGGTTCGCTGTTCACCTCAAACGGTACAGCGAACACGAAGAGTACCCACCTGCGCTTCTTGACGGTTGCGAACCAGCAAGTCGCGAAGATCATGGGGCTCTTTGGTAGTGCGAGGTTTAGCACCGCTGGTGGTGCTATGATGGCACTCGTTCGTGGAGGTGCCGCTGGCTCGGGTGGAACGTCAAATACCCCAAGCAAGGCGGATTACTTTCAGGAACCGGCAGCCAACCTCACAGCGTTCGACGACGCCTCGGCCATCACCCCTGGCACAGGTCCAATCCAGCAGCAGACGATTGGCTTTGCACAGACTGGTGGTCAGGGAGGTTGGGTTGCGTTGGAAGATCCTGACGCGATCAGCCTTGCTCCAAACGGTGGAGCAAACGGTAACCTCGAAATGGCGTCTTTCGCCAGCACAGCGTCAGTCACGTTCGACGCCACGGTTCGGTTCAAGGAAGGCTAGTAAGTGCGGAAGGACTTCTCCTCGGCTCGATGTGGTGGTGGAGCGTCACAACTTGCCACGTACATCGAGCCGAGCCTTCTCGGCGACCTTACCTTTAGGCCTGACCCTAGTAGTCTCGCAACAGACTACTTTGTTAGCGTCTACGCAATGGGTACTACTACCCCCGTTGTGGCTACCCTCGATCTTGGCGTACCACCAGTTAACCCCTTTACAGGCTTAATCAGGGTGAATATGGCGTCCTTCTTAAACAGCCTGCCGCCCGGCAATTATACCGTAACGGTGTCTGTGGTGAATCCTGGTGGGACGTCCACCTCCATATTCTCAACCCCCTTCACCGTACCGTTAGCTGGAGGGGTGGCAATTAAGACCGTTGGACCGTCAGGGCGAAACTTCACAACCGTTCAGGCGGCTGTGAACGCTGCGGTCGCGGGTGACATCATTCAGTGTGATGCCGGCGTGACCTTCACCGAGTCGGTGACGTTGCCCAACAAGGGCCCGTTAGTCGCGCCTATCACAATCACAACAAACGCAAGTACAGCTGCACTACCCGCACCTGGTCAGCGTATCAACCCGTCCTTCGCTTCCTTCCTACCGAAGATCGTCTCGCCCGGTAGTGGTATTCCGTGTCTGCTAGTAGCGCCTGGGGCGAACAACTACGTCTTACGGAACATCGAGTTTCCCGGTGTGCCGCTTGGCTTCAATGCCATCATCAAGATTGGCGCCAATGACAGTACCCAACAGTTCTACACCGACGAACCGCACCACATCACAATCGACCAGTGTTACATCCACGGTGGGGTTGTTTGTGGCCAGAAGAGAGGGATTGAGACACACGGCCGATACATCGTCATCACCAACAACTACATCTCCGATATTAAGAGTGTTGGCCAGGACAGTCAGGGCATCTACCACATCAACGGGCATGGGCCCATGACGATCGTCAATAACACCATCCAAGCAGGCACTGAACCGATTCTCTTTGGTGGTGCGGACCCGGTCGTGCGTACGTACATGACATGCTCGGGAGGGGCTAGCGCTACAGGATGTAACGTCTCCTGCTCGGAAGCCGGCCATACCCTCTCCGAACTTATGGTGGGGCAAGGACTTAGCGTGCTCGTTGCGGGAGTTTGGGTATTCACAACCCTCGCATCTGTCACCGGTAGTGGTGTATCCGGTTCGATAACATTCGCAAGTGTTGGTGGTGTGCCAGACACACCTGGGGGGTTAAGAGCCGGCACTGTGATTGGTATGGAAGGGGTGGGTTTTGGTCCTACTATCACCGGCAATTACGTAGGTAACGACCCAACGTGGATCAATGGGGTGTTGCAGCAAGTGCAGGGCGTAAGTGCTGCTGCGTTCACTGGTGGTGGCACACTTCCTGGTGGTGGGTACTTCTACAGTGTTCAGGCCTTCAATCCCAACGGGTATCAAGCCAACCCAGTCTTCTTCGTCAACGGCGCACGGTCAACGGAAGCCTTCGTAAGTCTTGGTGCTCCAGGCCACGTGAATATTAGTTGGACGCCCGACCCGAACGCGACCATCTATAGAGTTTGGAGAGGTACGACCGCAAACGCCCCCACGCAATACCACGACGCTACTGGTGGTTCTTACGTGGACGATGGCACGGCGATGGTTGTTGCCTCAGTGCCAGGTGCTACTCCCTGGCAGGTTAAGAACCTCTTCGAGTTGAAGGCGGCTCAAAACGCACTTGTCTCCGGTAACATCTTCCAATACCACTGGAAGGGCAACAGCAACGGTTGGTGTATATGGATTAAGTCCGTCAACCAAGACGGGACGGGCAACTATATACAGACGAAGAATATAACCGTTGAGAAGAACATCTTCCGACACTGCGATGGGTGGATGGAAGTGCATGGAAGGGAGATTCCAGGCGGTTCAGGATTCCCCCTCCCAGGTCCGGTGACGAACCTAACAGTCCGGCACAACCTCATCTACGACTCCAACCCCACTTGGGGGCAAGGATTTGAGATTTTTGCGTGCAACTTTAGTGAGGGCGTTACCAACTTTGTCTTCCAACACAATACTGTTGTTCACGAGACAAACCTCACTGGTGGAGGTTTGATAGTATTAGATCCTGCAAGCACGCCGATGCTAGGCTTGACCATTATTGACAACATGCTGCGGAAGGAAACGAATGGTATTAAGGCGGCCACCTTCGCGTCGGGCACGGCCAGTCTTAACGCGTGTACAAGTGGTGGTTACACCTACACCAAGAATGCTGTAGCGGACGCGAACGCCGGCACTGATGGTGGCGGGAACTTCTACGAAGCACAGGCCTTGTGGGAGCAAGAGTTTGTTAACTACACTCCCGATGGTGTGGGCGCTGACTACCACCTCAAACCAACTAGCCCCTACCACTTCGCCGGGTCAGATGGGATTGATCTTGGATGTGATGTAACGATGGTATTGGCCATAACCGCGAATGTACCTACAGGACAATAAATGAGACGCCACCTTCGCTTCGTATGCTTTGCCGTCTTTGCTCTTCTCTGCGTTGTTACGCTTCTCGCCCAAGCGCCACAACCACCAACGAACGTAAACGTCAACGCGCCGTTAGTGGCGCCGGTGTTGAATAGCCTTTCCGTCTCGAGCGGAGCTGTTGGGACGACGGTTGTTTTGACAGGTACGACGTTTAGTACTGTACAGGGTGCTAGTACGGTACAGTTCAACAGCACGCTTGCTACCGCAACCGCCTGGTCGAATACGTCGATCACCGTAACAGTCCCGGCGGGCGCGACAACTGGATCTGTATCGGTGACTGTTGGGCCGAATACAAGTAATAGTTTACCTTTCACCGTTACTACGGTAGTAGCACAACTCTGTACATCAGCGACTGCCAAAGTCTATATCCGCTCCGGGGCGAGTGGTGCCAACAACGGCACGGATTGGACGAATGCGCGCACGACGTTTCCCTCTCCGCTCGTGCGTGGCGTGACCTATTGCGTGGCGACTGGCAGTTATGCCGCCCTCGATATTGTCGAAGCCGAAGTGACTACGGGCGTGATTGCGATTGTGGGCGCGACGGCGGCCGATCATGGCACGGCGACGGGGTGGACGAATACGTTTTCCGTGTCTTCTGCTGATGGCGGGTCGCAGGCGTTGTTTGCGAATACGGGCGCGGGCGGGGCGGCGATCAAAATCGAGCGCAGCTACATCACGATTGACGGGAATGCGGGCGGTAACCTTGAACGGGATCCGACGAAGTATGGGTTTCGGTTGTCGCAACCTGCATCCTGTAATGACACGCCCCAACGGTATCTCTATGTGCGTGGCGATGCGTTGGAAGCGACACAAACGAATGTCACGGTCAAGCATGCCGCGATGGTGTCCTGTGGCGCAGGCGCGTTTGAATTGGCCTCTCAGCAGGCCATCAGCCTTGGCTGTGGAGGCTGTTATCTCACGAACTCGACGTTTTCGACTCTCTATCTCGGCAACGCCACGAACAGTATCAGTTTGACGAACACCGCGAATACAACGATGGAGTATCTGTATACCAAGGGCCAATGGTCAACAGGGGCGGGGCATGGCGATAATCACGGCGAAGGCATCTCCGTCAACGACTGTCGCAACACGGATAACATCAACTGCGGGTCGACGGCATTTCCCGCAGGGCAAGGGACGATTAACAATACGGTTCGCTGGTCCTATTTCACGGATTGCAACGGGACGGCGTGCATCGCGGCGATTGGCCCCGGCAATGTGATCAGCATCAACGCTTGGAAGATCTACGGCAACGTGTTTATAGCGGGGGTGCTGATTGGGACGAGTGGACCCGCGAACCTCTCCATTGCCGATGGTGGCACGTTCTATATCAAAGACACGCTGATTTACAACAACACCTTCCTCGTCGCGGGTGCGGTCTTTGAGCAATGCGCAACTGGCTGCGGATTGGGGCCGTCTGGCAACGTGGTCGAGAATAATCTCATCGTCAGCGGGAACGCGGACATTCGATTCAGCGCGGACGGCGTGATCGTGCACGACTACAATGCCTTTTTCTCTCCGACGACGACACCGGGGAGCGAGGCGCATCTCCAAACGATCGGCAGTCAGCCGCTCGTCAATCCCGCGTTGAGCGGCACGGGCGACTATCACCTCGTGACTGACACGGCGGC